GGAGAATTCCGGAGGGCTCCGGAATATTCTGGAGCTTTCTGTGTTCGTGGGGTGGACCCGCGAAAGGATATTTGCGCAGGCGAATTTGCCGGGCTCATGGGGAGGGCCCATGAGAGGCCGCTGAGTGTCGTGATGCGCTGCTGTTCACAGGGGGGTGACCCGTGAAGGTTGTAATATGGGGGATTGGATGGCGCTACATTCCCGGTCGTGGTGTGCGCGCCTCTGCAGCTTCGGGAGGCTGGTGCTCCTGTTCGAGGGGGCCATAGAAATTGCGCGCAGGGGACGCCCGCCTTCAGGCGGGTGGGGAATGCGCGCTCCTCCTTTGAGGGCGTGTAGCGCCGAGGGGCGCACGCCCGAACATAGGCCCCGAGAAGCGCAGGGCGCAGCGTGGCGGTCAGCGGATCTCCGGTATTGCGTCGGAGGCCGCTGGAGCCCGCTAGCCCGGAGTCTGAGGGGCCGTCCTGAAGCCGTTGACGGCTGCTCACGAAGTCTGCGCTTTTGGGGCGGGTTTTCTTTTTCTAACGGCTCTGGTATACTGGTTGTGTGCAAGCCGTGAACCTCAGTTACAAACTGAAGCTCTTTCCCTCTCGTTGTAAGGCAGACACGCTTGCCTTGTTGGCGTCCCTGTTTCAGCGTCATCACACGGCTTGCACATCCGTGTTGCTGGAGCAGGGGCGATGCCCCAGTACCAAAGGTATGGGGGAGTTCATCGGGCGTGCCTATCGCCGAGCCTACATCGACTATCGCCGCATTACCAAAGCCGGACATACGCCTGGCAACCTGAAAGCCGAACTGATTGATAGCGCCGACGTACAGCTTCCCAAGCAGGCCAGAGGCTTTGACTATTGGATTTTGCTCAAGGGCACGAAGGACAAGCTGTATATTCCCGCTCGTGGGCATCGTGCACTGAATCGGGCCTTGGCTCTGCCGGGGGCGAAACTCAACCTTGGCACGAAGGGCAGTGCCTTTGTGATGAGAAAAAACGGCAAATTGCCCATTCAGGGGGTTCTATGGGTATCCATTACACGCAACACTTCCAGACCCGCGTCACCCCGCAGTCGCGCCCGATCCCGGGGACGGGACAGGTGGCGAACTCGGAGGGCGGCTACGCCTGGGCCGTGGACGACTGGACCCGGCTCGACCGCTTCCTGATCCTCGGGACTGAAGGCGGCAGTTATTACGCGTCCGAACAGGCACTCACGATCGAGAACGCCGAAGCGGTGCGACGCTGCCTCGTCGCCGACGGCGTGCGGGCCGTGCAGCGGGTCGTCGAGATCAGCACTGCCGCCCGCGCCCCCAAAAATGACCCAGCCCTGTTCGCGCTCGCCATGGCCGCCAGCCTCGGCCCCGCGGAAACCAAACAGGCCGCCCTCGCCGCACTCCCCCAGGTCGCACGCACCGGCACGCACCTCTTCACATTTGTGGAGTATGTGCAGGGATTTCGGGGGTGGGGCCGGGGGCTCCGGCGGGCGGTTGGGGCGTGGTATGGGGCACAGCCGGCCGTGCAGTTGGCGTATCAGCTGGTGAAATACCGCCAGCGAAACGGCTGGTCGCACCGTGATGTCCTGCGGCTCGCGCACCCGCGCCCGTCTACGCCTGCGCATCACGCGCTGTACCGGTGGGTCGCGGCAGGAGGGGAGATGGGGGCGCGGGTGGTCAAGAGGCAGACGGGGGCGGAGCAGGCCTACGACGCCGTCCCGCGGGAGCAGTTGCCCGCGCTGGTCGCCGCATTCGAGGCGGTGCAGCAGGCCGCGACTGTCAGGGAGGTCGTGCGCCACATTGCCGCGACGCCCCAGCTGTCGTGGGAGATGATCCCGTCCCGCTTCCTCGGCAAGGCGAAGGTCTGGGAGGCGCTGCTGCCCCAACTGCCGCTGACAGCGCTCCTCCGTAACCTGGCGCGCATGACGGCGAACGGGCTCCTTGTGCCCGGAAGCGCGGCGGCGCGCGTGGTCGCGGAGCGGCTGGCGGACGGGACGCACCTGCGGGCGGCGCGGATCCACCCGATCGCGGTGCTAGGTGCGCTCGTGACGTACCGTCGGGGACGCGCCGCCCGCGGCCAGCTCTCCTGGGAGCCGGCGGCTGACGTCGTGGACGCCCTCGATCAGGCGTTCTACCTCTCGTTCGGCAATGTCTTCCCCACGGGGACACGCTGGCTGCTCGCACTCGACGTCTCGGGGTCGATGGGGAGAGGATCGGTTGCGGGCGTGCTGGGGTTGACACCGCGCGTCGCCAGTGCCGCGATGGCGATGGTGACGGCCCGTGTCGAGCGGCAGTGCACCATCACTGCCTTTTCTCACGAGATGGTCCCCGTGTCGCTCTCCCCGCGGCAGCGGCTCGACGACGTGGTCGACGCCCTCTCCCGGATCCCGATGGGGGGGACGGACTGCGCCCTGCCCATGCGTTGGGCCCTCGCGGCCGGGGTAAAGGTGGACACCGTTGTTGTGTACACCGACTCCGAGACCTGGTACGGGTCCATCCACCCCGCGCAGGCGCTCCGGGCGTACCGGCAGGCCACGGGCATCCCGGCCAAGCTCGTCGTCGTCGGCATGGTCGCCAACGCCTTTTCGATCGCCGACCCCGCCGACCCCGGCATGCTTGACGTGGTCGGGTTCGATACGGCCTCGCCGCAGTTGATCTCCGACTTCGCGCTGTGGTAAACTGGGGACGACACGGGCCGATGCCGAAGGGTTATCTTGTACGATTCCTCCGGCACCCCCTTGTCCGTGTCGTCTCTCCCCCCACAGTTGATCGGGCGCCGCGATGTGGTAAATGTAATGGCACACGGGCCGATGCCGAAGGGTTATCTTGTACGATTCCTCCGGCACCCCCTTGCCCGTGTCGCTCAACCCTATGGCAGACCAAGAGAAAAAAAGCGCCCCCCGGGGGGTGTGGGTGTGGAGGAAGCTGGAGACCGTGGGGGACGTCAAGCGCTTTCTGCGCTGGGTGATCCTGGCGCTGAAGGACAAGAAAATCTCCCCCACTGAAGCCAACGCCTTCACCCAAGCCGGCATCGCCCTCATCCGGGCGGCAGAGAAAGAACTCGAACCGAAGGTCAAGGAGCTGGAAGAGATGGTCCTCGCGCTCCATGACCGGCTCCAGTCGCCGCAGAGCGGGCTGCAATAACCCCGATGGCCACGGCCGCGCTGGGCCGGCGACTCGATCGCCTCTTCGCGCTCACGGAAGCGCTCCTGACCGAGGTCGGGGGTCCGGCGCGAGCCCAGACGGGCCCGTTGGACGAGGCCCTGCTGCGTGACTGTATGCACATGCTGCTCGCCTGCCAGACCCTCACGGAGGCCGCGTACGTGCGCCAACACCCGGACCGCTGGCAGCGGATCTCCCAGGCGTTACTCTCCCCCGACGAACGGGCAGCCCTCACACTCCGGCGAATTCTCTCCCACCCCGGGGGGCGGCCATGAACCCCAACGCGACCCTCGCCCGCGTCTACACGGAACTCCAGGTCCTCCTCCAGCAGCTGCACTCGAGTGCAGCCGGCGTGTCGTACGCGACCCCGCCGACCGAGGGGGACGTGCTCACGCTGATCGCCCGCTGCCAGGACGCCGTCCGCCAGCACCAACTGGCGCTCGCCGCCCTGGATCGGGTGCAACAAGCGCTGTATACTCTGCTGCACACGATCCGAACAACCGACACTCAGTGAGGTGCGTATGATCGCCGGCCGTGGTGGCGTATGAGCTGCGGTGCCCCGTCTGCGGGGCGAAGCACGGGGTGGGGTTTATGGGGCCAGGGTCATGGTGGGAGACCAAGTGCAACCGCTGCGCGATGGTCTATCATTATGGCCGGCCGGACAACGCCCCTTACGTCGTATATGAATACCGCTGCCCGCACTGGCGCGGCGACCGCCTCTGTAATCGCAAGCTGCAGGTGGGATACCCCGGCGAGGGCACCTGGTGGGAGATTAAGTGTTTTCGCTGCCGCCAGGTGTCCCACTACGGCCCCGCCGGCGCCGGCCCGGTCGCGACCGTAGAGACCATCGCGGCCGACCAGCCGTACCGCTTCCAGTCCGGGGCCCACGTCCATGCTGTCAAGCTCGCGCCGGTCGGACTGCCGGACCTGTTCGTGTCCGTGCAGTCCGTGGCGCCGTGAGGGCGCGATGACCCAGGTGTACCCCACAGGCCTCCCCGAGCACCGTCCGTGGTGCCGGCGGAGGCCTGTGGCTTTTTTTTGTGCCCAAAGGCCGCCGCGGGCCGGGGGGTAACCGGTGGGACCGCGCCGGAGCGCTGCTGTCCGCCGTCCTCCTCAGGTCCGACCGACGGTCATGCCGGTCGGCGGGATCCAGGGGGTCTCCTACCCGGCGTATCTCTACGGGCGTGGGGGCGCGCCGACTCCTGCCCCGCACCCGCCGAAGGGGCGCCGGCCGGTGACAAAACGCGCCACGCCGGTGCTGAAGACGCAGAAAGAGGCCCCGGCGCCGCTGACCAGCACAGGGGTGTTCCAGCCCCGCGGCCTCCGCCGCCGGTAGCGACCATGCCGACGACCCGTCGCCGTCTGCTCCAGCGCTCGTCCGCGTCCGCGCTCCTCGCGGGGACGCCCTACCGCGGCAAGACCATCGCCGGCGTGTACCGCGACCGCGGCGCCCGCCGCGTGCTCCAGTTTACCGACGGGACCACCCGCACAGTTGACCGGGAGACGGTGCACGCCCTGGCTACCCTCCAGGGCCTCTTGCAGTACCGCGCCCGCTATCTCGCCGCTAGCCCGGCAGAACGCCGGCGCATGGTGCGCCGGAGCACCGCGCGCCAGCAGGCCCTGCTCGCGAACCACCTTGCCCGTCAGCGCGCCGCCCTCGCGGCACTGCCCCCGGACCAGCGCGCCGCTCTCCAGGCTCAGATCCGCCGCCTGGCCCGCCGCGCCCAGTCCGTCGGCTCCCCGCTGGTCGGGCGTCCCCCGGCCGCCGCCCTCATCGCCCCCGCCTCCCCCGTCGCCCGGGTCGCCCGCGATGCCGGTGTCGTCTTCCGGACCGTCCGCCGTCATGGCCGTACCTATGTCATCCCTATCCGGGAGGGTGCTAACTGAATGCTAGCTACAACCCCGAGAAAATTGAGACCGGTGCTAACTGGAGCAAGCGGATGATGAAGACTCCCGTCCGTCTCGAGGAGCTGAAAGAGGATGTTGGGGCGATGACCAGGCGAGGGGCAGTCCGCCGGCGCGGGCGGAAGAAGCCGCCGGTGGGGTCCGGGAAGCGGTTTACGGCGCTGAGGCGGGCGTTAGCGGCGAAAGGGGCGCGCAATCCGGGGGCGCTGGCGGCCTGGATTGGGCGGAAGAAGTTCGGGGCGACGCGATTCGCGCGCCTGTCGGCCGCTGGACGGCGCCGGGCGTCTTAGGTACAACTAGGTACAACAAGGAGTGACCCGCGCCGCGAGCGCGACAGGGACGAGGCATATGGGGCCGAGAGTCTCGAGAGTCAGGACCACCGCCGGGCAGGTCCGGGTAGCCCGCGGGCAGATCCAGGCGAACCGGGCCATTGCCCGGGAGCAGACCAGGACCGCGCTCCAGACAAGCGGTTTTAGTAATCTGCGGCCGACGATCAATCAAGCGCGGATCAGCACGTTCCAGACGAACCAGGGGATCCGGAGATCCGTGTCGCCACAGTGGGCCAGGGGGGCGCGGCAAACCGTGCGGTCCCGGTACGGGTGATCGGGCGGGAGCTTCTTCCCGTCAGCGTGCGCCGCGAGCGCATCAGAGGAGAGCAGGATGGACTGGGCAGCGTTTCGGGCGGCGCGCGGGCAGATCCGCGCCAACCGCCGGGCTGCGGTGCGGCAGTTCGTGTCGGACATCAGGAGTCAGGGGTGGGCGGCGGTGAGGCCGACGATCACGCAACGCCGCCAGACCCTGTTCACCACCAACCAGGGTATTCGGTCAGGCGTCTCACCGCGGTGGGCGCAGGCGGTCGCGCGGCGGCGGTCGTGGCGGCGGTCGTGAGGGGGCGATGTTTCTCCTTGCTTCGGTCCCGCACTGGTACTGCTTCCTGCGGAGCGAGTTCCTGTACAACGGGGAGGCGCACCACGGGGAGGTGACCCCGGTCGCAGTGTTTGGGGTTACCAGTCTGCAGTCGCGGGCCTTGACGTTCCACGTCATGACGGACCGCGGCGCGCAGGTCGACCGCATCCCGCTCCACGCCCTATGCTGGAAGCCGGACGCCCCGGCGCAGCCGCTCGACGTGCTCGAGCTCTGGGACTGTTTCAGTTACGACATCGCGGTACACGAGTTCGCGTACCTGCGTGGCCTGCGCTGCCGGACGATCTTGAAGGACCGGCGCTGGTATGCCGGCGAGTACCTGATGACATTCGACTGGGCGAAGAGCGCCTACGCGGAGGACGCGGGGGAAGGGGGCCATAAGACCGGGGTGCTGATCCGGCTTGATAACGGCAACTTCGCCCTCCAGCCGAACAACCGGATCCTGTGGTACGAGCCGAGTTTCATCACCCGGCCCTACGCCGAGGGGGAGCGGCCGGACTACCGGACGAACACCCGCAACTGGGCCTGCGAGGGGATGGCGAAGTGGCACACGGAGGACGGGCCGGCCTTCTTTTATGACCTCACCGTGGAGGCCTGATGGCGCAGTTTCGGTCCGAGCGGCAGCGCAAGGCGGTGATGGCGTCGCTCCGGCGCCGCGCGGCAGGGCTCTGGGGACGACTCTCGCCGTTCCGCCCGGGGCTGTCGAAGGCGGAGCGGGCCCAGCGCGCGCTCGGCCTGGCGGGCCTCGCGGGCCTGGCGACGGTCCTGGGGCGGGTCACGCTCGGCCCCCGGATCCGGCCCGAGACCCTGGCCCACATGCACCGCACCGCCGGGCGCCTCTACCGCGGGGTCCGGCGGACGCAGTACGAGACCGCGAACCTGCTCCTGGCGCGGGGCGGGGGGGTCGCGCGGGTCCCGCTGACCAATGCCCATACCCTGGGGGCGCTGGTCGGCCGCGCGCTGCGCCGTGTCTGGCCGCGGGGCCGGCGCGTCTGGCCGCAGATGCGGCGGTCGTTGGTGGTGGTGCCCGAGCGGGCGAGCCCCGCGCTCTTCGCGCACGAACTCGGCCACGCGACCGCGGCCGGCCCTGGGCGATTTGAGGCGCTGCGCCGCCGGCTCATCGCCGTCCCCTATGAGACGATGGCGGGTGTTATCCCGGCCGGCCTCCTGGCGTCCGAGGGGCTGCAGCGCCTCGGGCGGCGGCAGGAGCGGACGGGTCTCCGGCGGGGCCTGATGGTCGCGGGCGCGGCGCTCCCGACTGTGCTGGCGGCGCCTGTGCTGGCGGAGGAAGCGTTGGCGTCGGGCCGCGGCCTGCGGATCCTGCGGCACGCCGGCATGCCGGCGGTAAAGCTTGTGCCGGCGGCCGGCCTGCTGGGTGCGGCCTATGCCACGTATCTCGGCGGCCTCGGGGGAGTCACGCTCAAGCAGTGGCGTGACGCGGCCCGCGCCTGGCGCCGGCCGGAGCGGAGACGGCGATGATCGAACGGGAAGGGCGTGAGTATGTGTTACGCGCGTCGTCCGGCCGGGTGTTGGGGCGCACGCGGAGTCGGGCGGCCATCCTGCGGCGGGAGCGGCAGGTGCAGTTTTTCGAGAACCTGCGCAAGTCCCGTGGCGGCCCGGGGAGTCTTTTGGCGTCCGTGAGCCCGGCGTTACGCGCGCGAGAACTGCGCCGCCGACGCCGGTCCCGGACGCTGGTGGCGCGCGTCAAGCGGCTCAAGCGGATGGTCGAGCGGGCGGTGCGCCGGGTGCGGCGGACATGACGTGCGAGCGGTGGGTGAAAGGGCGGTGGAGGGTGTGCGGGCGGCCTGCTGTGCTGCAGGTGTTGCGGGAGGGGACCCGCCCTGGCGGGGGGTCGTACACATGGAGATGGATGTGCGAGTCGTGTATTCGCGAGAAGGTCGGCGAGTACGCGATGACATTTCGGCGTCTAGGAGGAACAGATGTCACACGGTGAAGTGCGCTATGACGCGGTCCCGTGGCTGAAGTGGTTTCCGGAGGAGTGTAGCGAGGATCAGGTCCTGGAGGAGGTTGTCCGCCAGCACCAGATCGCGCGGCGCTGGCGGGAGCCGGTGCGGGTGAAGTGCCCGGAGCAGGAGTCATGAGCCCCTGTGCGGGGGGAGGCGATGAACAAGACGCGGGCACGGCGGCAGTCACGGTCTCGGGGGGCGGCGAACCGCATGATCCGGTACGGGTTCCGGACGCACGCGACAGGGAAGTGGGTGAAGCGGGCGGGCGTTGGGGTTGCCGGTCTCGGGCTTGGGGCCCTCGGGCTACATGAGGGGGCCCGGTACCTTGCGAATGCGGGCCTGTACCGGAGCCCGTACCATTTCGGCCAGGGCGCCCGGCGACTCTACGAGCTCTCGGGCATCGGCCGCCGGGTGCCTGCGGTCGGGTACGCCGCCGAACGGGTTGGCGGCGCCGTCGCGGACTGGGGACGGAGAGCGGCGCGCCGGGCGGCAGCCTGGGTCGCGGCGCACCCCAAACGCATCGCGCGGGCGCGGATGGTGGCGCGGTTTGGTGACCGGGTACGCTTAGGGTCGCGCGGGCTCACGGCGGGGAAGATTGGTGTCGTGGTCGGGCTGGGCGGACTGGCAGTCGAACGGATTGGGTCTGGGATGATCCGTGCGGGGTTCCTGTCACACCCCGGCGGCATCCGGAAACGGGTGTGGCGATTTTTTGGGTTCAGGACATGAATAGGACACGAACACGGCGGTGGACCAGGGTGCGGCGCACGCGGGCGCAGTGGCGGGCGATCTTCGCCAAGCTCCGGCGCTCGGCGGCGGGGCGCTATCTGGCCGGGCAGGTCCGCGACCCGGAGGTGCAGCAGGCCGTGCGTGACGTGGCGGTGCTGTACGGCACATATAAGGCGCTCCAGAAGCTCCCGGACTGGAGTGCCGCGACCCGGGCGCGGGTGCGGCGGTTCTTCGGCACGATCGAGGACTACGAGGACATCGTGCGGCAGATGCTGGCGCCCCGCGGGAAGCAGTACGGGGCGCAGCGACTGGGCCGTGGCCTGCGCGCGCTCTTCGTCTTCCCGAAACGCCGGGCGCAGGTGTTGTGGCGCGCGGCCAGGCCTGCCTTGAAGAGCCTTGCCAAAGGCCTCGGCTCGTCACTCCGATGAACTCCCCCGGCGTACTCCAGCGCTACCGCCGCTCGACGGCCCGCCGGCCGGCGCTATGGTCCACGCTCCGCCGGGCGCTCGGGGTCGGCGCGGCCCTGGCCGGGATGACCCTGGCGGTCCGCGGCGCGCGCGGCCGCGCCCTGCGGGCGCACCAGCGGGCCCTGGAATGGTCGGCCGTCAGCCGGGAACTGCGGCGACTGGTGCCGACCGAGGCCGTGCTCCGGCGGCGGGGGACGTACACGCGGGCGGTCCGTAAGGCATTACGCCTCTCGCGGGCGCGGCGGCGCGCGCTCCAGCGGCTGCGCACGATCCGGGGGGTCCTGGCGGGGTTAGGGATCGGGTACGTCGGGATGCCCCTGGCGCGGCAGTCCGGCCAACGACGAAACCTGGCGTGGCAACAACGTGAAGTCCGTCCAGTGACAGTGATCACCAGGTAGAGAGGGGGCAAGCGATGATGTCTACACCGAGACGGCAGCAATCTGCGCGGCAGCGCCTGCGGCACCAGCTGAAGGTCGCGGCGCTGGTGGGAGGGCTCGGGGCGGTCGGGTTCGGCGCCGGGCGGGTGCTCAGGACCCGTGCGGCACTTGAGCGGATCCGGTATCGGTCTCTGCCGCGGCAGTTTGTCCCCTGGGTGATCCGGACGCTGAAGAATCGGCCGTGGGTCCCCCCGGTGATCGAAATGCAGGAAGTGAGGCAACCGAGAAAGTGGGTCCGCACGCGCAACAACGCGCTCATTGCCCGCGTGATGGGCCGGCTCGCGACGGTCTGGGGGGCAGGGCTCGGGGCGGGGGCCCTGTTAGGGGAAGGAGTCGCCCGCCTCCGCAAACGGCAGGGGTCACGGGAGCTCTCCGCCCCAAAGGCTGGAGCGCTGGCGGGAGGCATACTGATCGCGACGATGCCGGCCCATCGCGCGGTCGCCCTTCTCGCGCGGCCACGGCCTTTTGTCCTTCCGCGGTCCGTCTCTCGCGGTGTGTCTAAGGTCTATCGCGCTGGCCGGCGGGCGGTGAGCCAGTGGATTGTCCGACGGGGGCCCCGAGCCCTGATGCGTGTCAGGTAGGTGGTCTTTCGGTCAGAGCGACAACGCAAAGCCGTCATGGCGAGGCTGCAGGCGGGGCGGCAGTCGCTCCGGCGTTCCGTCCGGGCGGCCCAGCGGCGGGTCCGTGAGGCGCCTGGCTGGGTGAAGGCAGCGACGGTGGGCGGCGCGCTGGTGGCGGCGACGCGGCCGGCCGTGATTCACGCGCCCCGGTCCATGCTCCTGCGGCAGTACGGTCCGCACATGGGCGCCTACGCGCTGGCCCCGGCGTCGGCCTACGCGCTTGCGCGGCGGCGGGGGGAGTCCCTGGCGCGCACGATCAAGCGGGAAGGGAAAACGCTCGCCGGGCTCGCCGCGGCGGGGGTAGGGACGTTCTTCGGGGAGCGGGCGCTGTTACACTCCGTGCCGACCTTCGTCCCGGAGCGGCACCTGGGCGCGTGGGGCCGGCTCCACAAGCGCCGGATCGCCTGGCTGTTGACGCACGGGGTGCCGCTGGGGGTGCTGGCGGCCTCCGGCATCGGGGCCGGGTACCACTTGATGAAACGTGACAAGGGCGAGGCTGCCCGGCGCGCGCGGACCCTGGCGCTCGTGGGGTTCGGGACGAATCTGGGGCTGCTCACGGCCGAGCACTTCCTGCCCGCGCGGCCGTGGCTGAAGGGGGCCATCAAGGCCGCGCAGATCGGCGCAATCCCGGCCGCCGCCGCAGTCCTCACCTACCGCCGCTATCGCGCCCGCCGGAAGGGAGGTCGGTAATGCGCTTTACGTCGGAGCGGCAGCGTAAGGCGGTGATGGCGAAGTTACAGGCGGGGCGACGCGCGCTCTGGCGGCGCTGGCGCCAGCTCAGCCCCGCGGCGCGGGCTACAGTCGGTGGGCTCCCGGTCGCGGGGTCGCTGGCGACGGTGATGCACCCGAGCGTCTCGCACGTCCCGCCGACGCGAGCCTGGCTCTATGCCGTGCCGCTCACGACCTATTCTGTCCCCTGGCTGCTCTCGCCGCGGGTCCGTGAGAAACGCAAAAAGATGAACTGGAAGGCGCTCGGGGGCATTGCCGGGTTGGGGGCGGGCACGTTTTTTACCGAGCGGGCGATTCTGCATACCGTCGGGGGCGCGACGCGCCCGCTCTTCGGCGAGCCGCAGACCTGGAAGACCCACGCGCGCTTCTTTGCCGGCCACACTCTGCCGCTCTCGGTGCTCGCCACCACGGGGTTTCTGGCCGCCCGCAAATTGCTGAACAAAAAACGGAAGGACGATCCAGACATCCGGCAGGCCCGCCGCCTGGCGATTGGGGGCGGTCTCATGGGGATCGGGATCGGGCTGACGGAAAAACTCCAGCCCTGGATGACGCGCACGCTGGCGGCGCGCAAGGAGGCGCGGATTCTGCAGGCGGCCGCGCGGATCGTGGGCCGCGGCAAGGTCATCAAGCCGTACCGGCGGCAGTTCCTGGTCGGCCCGGCCCGGGCAGCCGCCGTGGCGAAGCTCGCGCACAAGTTACGGGAGCGGTACCGGTGGCGGTACATCTACCCGCGCCTGGACTGGCGTATCACGCGGGTCAAGGTCCCGTTGCAGCTGGCCGCGGTGCCCACGGCCGCCCTGCTGCTGCACCTCCGCGCCCGGCGCCGGGCGCGGGAACAGGAACACAGGGGGTGAGAAATGCGTTGGCAGTCTGAAGAACAGCGAAAGGCGGTGATGGCGAAACTGAAGCGGGCCGCCCTGGGCGCGGCGATCGCGGGCACGGCCGGCGTCCTGGCCTACCGCATGCGCGGGACGCCGCTGGCGAAGAAGGCCCTGGCGGTCGCGGCCGGCGGGCTGGCGACGGCCGCGAGCTATGGCGGCCAGGCGGTCGAGAAGGCGCGGCAGGCGGTCGAGAAGGCCGAGGCGCTGGGGCGGGGGACCGCGGACTGGGCGCTCGAGAAGGCCCGCCAGGTCCCGGTGGAGGACATCGTCGCCGGCGCTATTGACTACCCGTTTTCGTGGGCCGAGGGGGCCCTGGCAAGCGAGATGGACAAGCGAGTAGCCCGGATAGAACACCTGGCCGCCAAGCGGCTCGGCCAGGCCCAGGCAGGCCTGACGGTGCGCCTGGCCGAGAAGGCGCGGGGAATGCAGGAGCGGCTGCTCGGGCTGCCGAAGTACGAGAGCACCCGCACCCGCGGCAGCGGGGGGACGCCGGGGTACGAGGCGCACCTCGCGCGGCGCGAGGCGTACAAGGCCCGCCTGGAGCAACTGGTGCGGGAACACCGCCGGCTGCGCCGGGAGGCGCAGGCCTTGAAGTGGAAGGAGGCGGTGAACCGGGCCATCCAGGAGACTTTACGGACCGGCAAGAGTTACATGACCGCCTCCAACGAGGAGATCGACGACCTGCTCCGCAGGGCGGGGATCGAGCCGACGACGGCCAACCGTATTCGGTTCAAACAGATCACGCTGCAGACGCCTATTACCGGCCTCGATCTGGTGTGGCAGTCCGGGGGGTAACATGCGGCTGATCCGAGGGAGCGGGAACGTCTTTCGCGATCTGCGGGTGCCAGATGCCGAGGTCGAGCAGTGGAAGAGCCTGTTGGCTGCACGCATCTGCGCGGCCCTCGCCCGCCGCGGCGGGTCGCTGCGAGAGGTGGCCCGGCAGACAGGGCTCTGGGCCAGTGACCTCTCACGCATCCGCCGGGCCAAACTGGGGCGTTTTACCATTGATCGCCTCATCCGCCTGCTGGGCCGCCTGACGGCGGAGGACGCAGAGTGACCGGGTCCACTCGGTTCGCCACGGACGCGCAGCGCCGGGCGTTTTTCGCCCGGGCGCGGGACCCGCGCCGGCGGTGGTACCTCCCGCTGCGCGGCCCCGGGTCCCGCGCCCGCCGGAACCGGGCGCGGCTCCTGGCCGGGGCCGCCGCCCTGGGCAGCCTCGGCGTGTTAGCCCTGGCGCGCTCCAAGCGGGCCGGGCTCGCGACGCTCCTGCGCCCGAGCGGGCTGGTCGGGTATACGGCGAAGATCGGCGGGCAGCCGCGGTCGATCTGGGCGTGGGTCTACAGCCGCCCGCCGCAGGATCGCGAAGCGTTTTGGGCGTCGGTCCCATGGGTCGGGCCCAAGCTGTTCGGCTCCACCAGGAAGATCCACGGGGTCCCGCCGCTGGCCAAGCTCTCGGTGGCGGTCAGGCGCGGGGCAGCCCGCCGGCTCGCGAACGCGGCGGAGCGGTTCAGTCTCTGGCGGCTGTTTGGCCGCCAGGGGGAGACCTTGCAGCAGATCGACGACCTCGCCCGGCTGGCGAAGGTGCGGGTCGGGAAGCAGATCGGCCGGCTCCAGCGCCGGGTCGCGCCGGCGGTCCTGCAGGCCGTCGATCGGCCGCTCGCGCGCCTGGAGCAGGAGGTCCTGCGGTGGAACCGGCGGGCGCGCCGCTGGCTCCTCGCGCGCCATACCGGCGCGCCCGTGCGGCCTCGCAAGGTCTCCCTGATGCACCGGCAGATGCGCGGAGGGGAATAATGATGTGCGTAGAGATGCAACCGCCCCCGGAGGGGGTCTCCGAACAGCTCCCCGCGCTCCTCGGGGCCCTGCTGGCGGAGCTGGACCGGCAGTACGTCGAGATCCGCGCGGCGTGCGCGGACCCGGCGCACCTCAACGGCGAGAGCCGGGAGATGCGGGTGGCACGTGAGCGGTTTGACGACATCGTCCGGCAGTGTTTCGCGCTGAAAGGCGCGGTCGCCGACGCCGTGGCCCTCCTGAGGCACTCCCCACGGGGGCCGCAGTGACCCGCCGCACTCCGACCACGCGCCGGGGCCGCTTCCGCAGCGACGCACAACGCAAGGCGGTCATGGCGAAGCTGCGCGGGGAGGGCAAACTGGCCGCCCGCAACGCCCTGGTCATGGCGAACCAGGGCCTGGTGCACAAGGTGGCCCGACGGTTCCGCAAGGCGGGGGTGGACTACGACGCCCTCGTGCAGGAAGGGACGGTCGGGCTGATCCGCGCGGCGGACAAGTACAACCCGAAGCGCGGGCGGTTCTCGACCTACGCGACCCCCTGGATCCGGGCGCACATCCAGCGGGCGCTCGGGCAGGGGTTCACGGTCCGCGTGCCGGAGAAGCGGCTGACGAAGGCCCACAAGCAGACGGTCGTGTCGCTGGACACGGCGGCGCGGGAGGGCCAGACGGGCGGCATCGACGCCGCCCACCTGCGGGCGTCCGTCGCCCACCTCCGCAAACGGGTCCTGGCCCTCCCTGCGCAGCAGGCGCGGGTGATGCGGCTCCGGTACTGGGCGAACGGCCACCTGCGGCCGGAGCCGTGGACCGTGCGGCAGGTGGCAAAGAAATTGCGACTGAGTCCGGGGCGCGTCAGCCAGCTGGAGCAGGCGGCGCGCAAGCGCCTCCGGCAGGCCGCGCGCCAGTAGCGATGTCAAGGGGGACTGATGCCGACGACGCATTACGAGAGCATTCAAGACTACCTGATCGCCCGGGGGTTCACGCCGGTCGTCAACGCCGACCCGCCGTATTTTCACAAGGACGGGATGCGGATCTCGGCCACGGAACTGGTCGGGGAGACCGTGCGGACGTTTATCGAGAAGGCGCGGCGGCGGAACTGGACCGGGGCGTTTGAGCCTGCCCCGCGCGGGGCGTCGACATGACCCGGGCGATGACGCGGCCGCTGCCCGACCGCGCCCGCCGACTCCTGCGTGCCTGGGGTCGGCAGGCGGAGCGGATCTCCCCGTTCCGGATGTCGCCGGGCGACCCGGACCTGCGCCTGCATGTGGAGCGGTACCGTTTCGCCTGTGAGCGGCTGCGGTGGGACGACGTCGTGCTCGACGCCGCCTGTGGGTGCGGGTACGGGAGCGCGCTGCTGAGCAGGTACTGCCATATGGTCGTCGGCATCGACAACGACCCGGCGGTGCTTGAGGAGGCCGAGCGGCGGTACGGGACGGTCCGGACGGTCTACCTCGAGGGCAACCTCGACGCGGTGCGGCTCCCCCGCTGCGACGTGGCGGTGTCGTTCGCGACGGCCGAGCACCTGGAGCGCCCGTGGCGGTTTGTCACCCAGCTCAAGGCCTGCGCCCGGCGGGTGATCTACTTCTCGGTCCCGATCGTGCCCACTACCGGGCGCAACCCCTTCCACCTGCACGACTTCACCGCGGCGGAGGTCCGCGGGTGGTTTACCGGCAGCGGGTGGCAGATCGTGCGGGAGATCGCCCAGACCGACCCGCGGCAAGGGGCCGGCCCCTGCCATCTCGTCCTTGAGGTGCTGCGAACCGAACACCCGCTGGAGGAACAGGCGTATGCGTGCGCGTGACAGGCAGACGTTGACGAACAAGGTGATCGCGCTGTCCAAAACCGCGGCCCGGGTGACGAACGACCGGTCCCCCATCCCGCTGGGGTTGGACGAGTTGGCTAACCAGGTGGAGGCGCTCAAGGCCTTCATCGAGCGCGTCAAGCAGCTGAAGCGTTGACGGCCGGGCCGTCGCGGTGGGGGAGGGGATGCGCTTTACGTCGGACGACCAGCGCAAGGCGGTGATGGCGAAGCTGTCGCGCCGGCCGGGGAGGGTCCTGGTGCATATCGCCGGCCCTTCCGGGGCGGGGAAGACCACGCTCATGCGGCGGCTGCAGCGGCAGTTCCCCGCGGTCCGCTTTAAGGACCTCGACGACTTCAGCCAGAAAGAGCCGGAATGGTCCCTGGCCACCCGGCGGCGGTACCGGCAGTGGCTGCGGCGCCAGGGCGATCGGCCGGTGGTGGTGGTCGGGTTCGAGCGGAAATATACGCCGGGTGGCCGCCATGTCCCGCTGCGGGCGCACCGCGCGGACATGCCCATTCCGCCTGACGCGCGCCGGTACCGGTTGCGAACCTGGCCGATCGTGGCCGCGTGGCGACGCATGAAGCGGGAGGGGCGCGGGTGGTCGTCGGTCCTGTCGCGGCGGTTTATCGACGCCTGGCGGGCTGGCCAGGCGGATGTTGATCTGTACGACCGCCTGGGGTATCGCCCGGCCAGCGCGCGGGAGATTGAACGGGACCTCGCGGCGCTCCTGGCGGGGCAACAGAAGGCACGCGCATGAAATTTACCAGCGACGACCAGCGCAAAGCGGTGATGGCGAAGCTCAGCGAGGGGCCGGCGCCGCGGGCGGCGACGTTCTGGGCGCGCCGCAACCCCTTCACCTGGGGCCGGGAGTGGCTGACCCGGCTGGCGAACCGCCGGAGCACGGGCAAGGTGCGCGTCGGGCGGCCCCCCGAAGTGGCGCAGCGCCAGCGGGAGGCGAGCGCGCTCTTGCAGGCGGCCGGCTACACCGCCGGCGTCGGGAAGGGCGGGGTGCGCCCACAGGCGCAGGTCGTCCGCCGGGAGGCGGAGGCCCGGCGCCGGGCGCTCGCGCAGCTGGCGCTGCTCGGGCTCGGGACGGCCGCGGTCGCGCTCCCGGCGGGCTACCTGTCGCTCCGCACCCGCGCGGGCCATCGGGCGGCCCAGTGGCTGCGGGCGCAGACCGTCCGCGGGCTGGTCTCGGCCGTGCGCTTCGGGCGCGGGCTGGTCGGCCGGCGGGCCGGGCAGGCCGTGGGGAACGTCGCGCAGGGGCTGCGGACGGCCGCCGCCGGGCAGATCGAGCGCCTGGCGGGCCGGGTCACGGGGGTCGCGAATATCCCGGAGGAGATCCTCCGCCAGGAGGCGGCCCTCAAGTCGGCCCGCATCGCGGCAACGACCGCGGCGGATCACGCCCGGATCGCCCGGGACATGCAAAGCCTGCAGGCCCGCCTGGCGCAGACGTGGACCGGGCCCGGGTGGATCGACCGGATCGACGCGCGGGTCCAGCAGTGGGCGCGTGGCCTGTTCGGCCGCCTCGGGCTGCCGGTAACGGGCCCGGCGCGGCGCAGCGCGCTGCGGCCGGTGGCCGAGCGGGATGTCCTCGGCGACATCATTGCCCGCGGCCAGCGCGCCGCCGGGCCGTCGTGGCAGCAGAAGGTCCAGGACCGGCTCCAGGCCGAACAGAGTATCGAGACCATGTGGCGGCAGGTGCGGAAAGGGCGGGTCGGCCGCTACGGGGCGACCGAGATGGTGCGTGTGCGCGGCGGGGTCATCCGCCGCCGCGGCGGCGCGCCCCCGCGCCCGGGCCTGGACCTGACGCGCCCCCGCCCGACGTACCCGTCAGTGCGGGTCGTGCGCTCGGCCCCGCCGCGCCTGACCCCGTCCGCCGTGATGGCGCGCAACCTCCGCCGCCAGCAGGAGCTGGCGGCCCGGATCCCGACCATGACCGAGGCCGAACTGAAGCAGTTCGCGGCCACGCGCGGCCTGCCCGGGCATGTCGTGGCCAAGATCCGCGCCCGGTTCGCCGAACTCGAACGCCTCAAAAAGAATACCCCGCGATGAGTGACACCGACCAGGCCATTCCCCCCGCAGAGCTCGCCCTGCATTACCAACAACAGGCGGCGGCCGCGCAGGCGGCCCTGGCCGAGGTCTGGGCCATTTTGTGGCGGGGGTTGCGCTGCCAGGAGCAGGTCCTGTGCGCGCCGCGCCCGCTGCGGGTGTCCCTGGATGTCCAGGAGGACCCGCGTGAAGTCCTCCTCGCGGGCCTCGGGCGGGCGCTCGCGCCGTTCGTCCAGTGTGAGCGCTCCCTCCTCCTGGCTGCGGACGGCCAGGAGCGGCTCCGCGCGCGCTGTTTCGTCCTCACCGAAGACGCGGCCCGGGCGCTGTGCGCGCTGTTCCCCGGGCTCGAGCGGGCCCTGACGCAGCCGCCCGGCACCTGCCCCCCTGGCACCCACGAGTGCCCCGCCCCCCCGGCCGGTGGCGCTCGCGACCGTCGGTAGTCCGGACGCCCCGCTCCTGGACCGCGTCAAGGAGCAGGTCTTTTTTGTCCTGCTCGAGCGCGGCCTGCGGACGGACGAGGAGCTCGACTTCTTTATCCGCGTCTACCTGGGGTACGACATCCCCAAGCACGCGATCTGCCCGCACCACGTCTCCCCGTTCAGCTTCATCGCCGACCAGTTCTTCGAGCGCCACCGCACCGTCCTGGGGTTCGCGAGCCGCTCTGGCGGCAAGACGCTGGGGACCGCGATCCTGAACGTGCTGGAGGCGCTCTTTAAGCCCGGCGTCGAGATCGTGAGCGCCGGCGCGATCAAGAAGCAGGCGGAGAAGGGGTACGAGTACGTCTCGCAGATGGTCTTCGGCAGCCCGCTCATCGCGGGCCTGGTCACCCGCTCGCTGATGTCGCGCACGGAGTTCCTCAACGGCTCGAGCATCAGCATCGTCACCGGCTCCTACCACGGGCTCAACAGCCCCCACCCGACGAAGGTCCGCATCGACGAGATCGAGCTGATGCACCCCCAGGTCCTGCAGGAGGGGCTCCAGATGAGCGTCTCCTCGCGGGACGGCAAGTGGAAGGCCGGCGACTGCCTGACCTCGACCCGCAAATTCTTCACCGGGACGATGCAGAAGATCCTGGACGAGGCCGAGCAGCGGGGGGTCGTGGTGAAGGCGTGGTGCATCTGGGAGGTGCTCCAGCCCTGTACGCGCCAGTGCCGCGGGGACCCGGTCTACGGGGACTGCCCGGTCTACAGCCGGATCAACCGCGACGGCATCGAGGAGCCGCTGTGCGGCGGGCGGGCGCACGACCTGCCGCCCGGGGGGTTCTTCACGATCGACGACTTCATCAAGAAGGTCAGCAACCTGGACGCGGAGACCTTCGAGACGCAGTGGGAGAACCGGCGCCCGCACGCCGGGTCCCTGGTCTACGGGAAGTTTTTCAAGGACGAGCCCCCCTACGTGGTCGGGACGGAGGAGGCGCAGGCGCTGCTGGCGCGGGCGCGGGCGGAGCAGTGGCCCCGCGCGGTGGGGATCGACTTCGGGTCCAACTTCTACGCCGGCTACTTCATGCGCGACCCGCGCACGACGATCTGGTACCAGTACGAGGAGTACTGGTACTCCGCCGACCACGACCTGCCCCTGTCCGAGCACGCCAAGAACATCAAGGCGCGCGACCCGTTGGGGTGGTCGTCGCGCACCTGCGTGTTCGCGGACCCGGCGGGGCGGCAGGCGATCCGCGACCTGGAGGAACACCTGATCTTCGCCACCCCGGCGAACAACGCCTTGTACGAGGGGGTCAACCATGTTAAGCGGTTACTGATGCGCCGCCCGGACGGGTTGCCCGGGTTGCGGTTCTTTGCCCGCTGCGAGCGGATGCGGAAGGAGCTGGGCCAGCTCTACGTCCACCGGATCGGCAAGGACGGCCAGCCGATGAAGGATGTCATCGTGAAGAAGGACGACCACGCGGCGGACGTGCTCCGCTACACGACCTTTTCGTGGGAGACCGTCGGGACGGGGCGGTACAAGATGCGGCGGCTTCGGGGGGTGTTTTGATGGACCCCCGAAGCCGCCGCGAACGGAGGGCGCCGTGGCCGGCGTGAAGAAGACCCTGCAGGGGCTCGGGGCTGCGGCGGCGCTCGGCGGCGTCCTTGCCGTCAAGGCGCCGCTGGTCCGGTGGTACCTGCGCCGCCGCGAGCGCAAGCAGCAGGTCCTGCGCAGCAATCGATTGCAGTTCGCCAAGCTCTCCCGCGCCCAGCAGCGCAGCGTCCTCTATTACCGCCGGGCCCAGCTCCGGGACCTCGAGACGATTTACCGCCAGGGGTACGCGCCGCGCGGGGGCCTGGCGCGACGGCGGCGGAGGCTCTTTTGAAGACAGGACGAACCCGGCCGAGGGTCACTGTGAACCCGGGTGGCCCTGCATAGCGTCCCTGACCAGACATTCCCGACCGCCCAGGGCACGCGTGCCCTCTCCGCCCGTGCCCTGACGCGCACGCACCCGCTGTACGACAAGTTCCTCAGCGCCTGGGTCATGTATCTCGACCTCTACGAGGGGGAGAACCTGGAGCGGTACATTCACCGCCACGCCCGGGAGTCGGCGGAGTCGCACGCGATGCGGGCCAAGCGCATCGTGTACCGGAATTTCTGCGCGCCCGTCATCGACCTCTACCTGCACTACATCTTCTCCAAGCACATCAGCCGCACCCCGGTGCCGGGGGCGCCGGCCGCTGTGCCGACGGGCGGCATCGAGGGGGAGTGGGTCGAGTTTCAGAAGAACGTCGACCGGCGACAGAACACGATCGACCGCTACATGGTCCAGGTCGCCCGCTACGCGCTCATCTTCGGTCACGTCTTCATCGCCGTGGACATGCCGACGGTCCGCCAGCCCCCGCGCCACGAGGCGGAGCGCAAGCAGCGCGGGCTGCGGCCCTACTTCGTCACGTACTTCCCGACGGAGGTGCCAAACTGGGCGCTCGACGAGGACGAGCGGCTGCTGTGGATCCGCTTCCGCGAGCCGCTGCCGGACGCGGCCGACCCCTACCTGGTGAAAGACCGCGACACCCGGTACGCGATCGACGAGGACCCGCTGCTGGCGTACCCCGCCAGCCACCGGCGCCTGGGCCGCCGCCCCCACCGGGCGCGCTACCGCACGTGGACCCGGACCGAGTGGGCCATCCACGAGGTGCGCGGGGATACTGTGCTCCTGGTCGACCAGGGGGTCCACGGGCTGGGGGAGGTGCCGGTTGTGCCGGTGTATAACCGGCGGTCGGCGCGCTACCCCTTCCTCGGCCAGTCCCTCATCGCCGACATCGCCAAGCTCAACGTGGGGATCCTCAACATGGACTCCATGATCGACGAGGCGGTGTACCAGCAGGTCCTCAATATCCTGGTGATCGGCCGCCAGCCGCAGGACGCGGAAGAGATTATCATCGGGACCAACAACGTCCTCGAGTACAGCGGGGACCGGCCGCCGTACTTCCTCTCCCCCTCGACGGCGCCGACCGCCTTCATGGAGGACCGGACCCAGCGGTTGCGGGAGGAGATCTACCGCCTGGCCAAGCTCGGCGGCGGGCTGGGGCTCGAGCCGCGCGCGGCGCCCAGCGGGGTGGCGCTGGCGTTCGAGTTTAACGAGACCAACGCGGTCCTGGCCGAGCGGGCGGACGAGCTCGAGAATGCCGAGAGCGCGGCCCACCGGCTCTGGCATAAGTGGCTGCGCAGCGAGTGGCGCGGGGCCATCGATTACCCCGACGACTTTTCGGTGCAGAGTTTCCTCGAGGAGCTGCAGATGATCACGACCGGGGGGGACGCGATCCGCTCGCCGACCTTCCGCCGCACCCTCGAGAAGCGCGCGGCCAAGCGCATCCTGCGGAACACCGAGAAGGAAGTGCTCGAGCGGGTCGACCAGGAGATCGACTTCATCCCCGAAATCATCAAGACCTTCAGCGGCCCGATCTTCTTCGACCCCCTGACCCAGGACGTACGCCAGCCCGGCGCGCCGGGGCCAATCGGGGCCTACGGCGCCATGGTGCAGCAACAGACGGCCCCGCCCCAGCAGGACGAGACCGCGGCGGCCCCCCAGGAGGAACCCGCTGAGCAGGCGGTCACCCCCGACACGGACGCGGCCTAGTTGTGAGGCGGGCTGCGGCTATGCTACAACGGCGGCAGGACCAGATCTCCGCGAGAGACGGCGATGACGACTGATGGCACAAGCACCCGCGGGGCCTTCCCAGTCCTCCCCGCCCCCGACGCCAACCCCCTCGCCGGCTCCGTCTGAAGAGCAGGTGCGCGCGCTCGCGCAGGAGATCGCGCGGGGGATCGCGAAGGACCTGCTCACCCAGGCGCAAGACACCTGGACGAAAGAGCTCGAGACGGTTCGCACAGAGCTCGCCGAGTCCAAGAAAAAGCTCTCCGGCTACGAAGAGTTCCTCCAACAGCTGACCGCCGATGACGAGCCGCCGCCCCCGGCGAACTCCCTGGACGAGCTGCGCAAAGAGATGCAGCCCCCGGCCTGGGTGCGCACGGAGAGCGACCGGCGGCTGTGGCAGTCGCTGGTCGAGCGGGATTTCAAGGCCCGGCAGACCCAGCAGGTGCTCCTGCAGGAGCTCGACCAGCTGAAGAAGGCGCGCGAGGAGGAGCAGCAGCTGCGCAAGCGGGCCGAGGAGGAGAGTCGCGCCAACGCCGAGGCGCGGCGGGAGGCGGACAAGCGGTCGCTCCTGGCGGCGCTGGCCGCCGACCTCGACGCGATCGACGCCGAGGGGGTGCGGCGCTACTTCCAGGAAGACCTCGTCTGGGACGAGAAGCTGCAGCAGCACCGGCTCCGGCTCCCGGACGGCAAACTGATCGACATTCGGGTCGGCACGCGGCTCAACCCCAAGGTGGTCGAACTCTGCCCGGACTGGCTCCGCCGGCCGGCGGCCGCGGGGGGCGGGTCCGGCGCGGCGGGGGGTCGTGAGGAGACGCCCCAGGAGGCCCTCAAGGTCGCCCGCGAGGCGATGGAGAAGGCCTACGAGGACGCCCGCGCGCGGCCCTACGACCAGGCGGCGACGGCCGCGTACATGCGGGCCAAGCGCCGCGTCCAAGAACTCGAGAAGCAGACTAAGGCAGCATAGACCTCCTGCCGTGACGGGCGCGAGAGGCGGAATGATGTGGGATGCCACTGGAAAACACCCAATTAGGTGGGGGGCTCTTTACCGGACGTGCCGTCCATGACCCCGGGGTCTTCTCCGGGATTAAGGAGGACGTCCATGACCTGGTCTCGCTGATCTCCCCGCGCGAGACCCCGCTCCTCAACATTATCGGGGACGCGCTGTTCCCTGCCCGCAACGTGTTTCACGAGTGGCAGGAGGAAGAGCTCGCCCCCAACGCGATCATCAACTCCGTCGCGGTGGCCTCGACCACCGCGGACACCGCCCTGGTCATCAAGGGCGGCCTGGCCGCGTTCCTGCAGCGGGGGCAGCTCCTGCGCGCGCCCGAGGCGGCCGGCGGCGAGTACATGCAGATCAAGTCGGTGGATGACCCGACCATCGTGGTGATCCGCGCCTTCGCCGGGACGAGCGCCAACAGTTTCGGCGCGGGCGAGTTCATCACCGTGGTCAGCGACGCGGCGGTGGACGGCGCCGACGTGGTGACGGACATCTCGCGGCCCCGGCCGCGCATCGGCAACTTCACGCACATCTTCAAGAAGGACGTCATCGTCTCCGGCACCATGCTGGCGGTCAACCAGCACGGCGGCATAGAGAACGAGATGGACCACCAGATCCAGCGCCGGCTGGCGGAGGCGCTGCGGGACCTGGAGAAGGCGGTCATCCTCAGCCGGCTGTCCGGCAACTCGATCGGCTCGCCGGCCAACGTGCGGACCATGCGCGGGCTCATGCAGGCCATCGCCACCAACGTGGTCAGCGTGTCCAGCATCGGCACGGACTTCGGCACCACCACGCTGCAGTTCTTCGAGGCGCGGATCGACGAGGCCGTGCGGGCGGCGTGGGTGCAGGGCGGGACGGATCTCAACCTGATCATCTGCGGGGTCGAGGTGAAGCGGCGCTTTGACCAGCTGAACAACCAGCGGATCCGCGTCGCCAACCAGGAGACCATCTTCAGTAACAACCTGACCTCTTATGAGAACACGTACGGGCTCTACCGGGTGCTGCTGAGCCGCTGGATGCCGCCGCACGCGGCGCTCATCCTGGCCACGGGGCGCCTGGCGGTGCCGCCGGTCGCGGGGCGCAGCTTCCACTACGAGCCGGTGGCCAAGACGGGCGACGCCGAGAAGGGGATGGTCGTGGGCGAGTACACCCTCGTCCACAAGAACGAGGCCGGGATGGCGCAGGTGAGCTTCGCGAGCCTGGCGCCGGCGTCCGGGCAGCGGCTGCTCCAGGCGCCGTAACGTAGGGCCGGAAAGGGCATGGCATGGCGAAGGTCGCGGCGGCCCCGCGCGAGGAAGGCCGTCCGGACAGGGAGGCGGGCGACGCCCAGCTCGGCGCGGCGCGCGCCCTCCTCTACGCGGTGGCGGTAGACATCGGGCAGAGCGGCTGCCTTGTGCAGCCCTACGCCTTGCGGCGGTGGAAGGAAGAGATCGACCAGGCGATCGCGCTGATCGACGCGTGCCGGGCGGGCCATGGCGCTGGATGACACCTGGGGCGGCCGCGACGCGGTGACGTACATCACCGAGGTCCGGGCCGACTCGTACATCCGCGCCGCGCACGTCTTCTTCGACGAGTGGGACCAGGCGACGACGGCGCAGCGGGAGGCGGCGCTTACGCGCGCCGCCCTCAACATCGACGCCCGGCGCTGGCACGGCCAGCGCTTCTTTTACAACCAGCTGCGCGAGTTCCCCCGGGTCCCCCCAGGGTTCCAGTTCTCCTACAATGTGGTGACGCGCGCCGTGCCGGACGCGACGTTTTTCTCGTTCGCGGAGCAGGATGAGTACCTGCGCCGCCAGCGGCTGCGGGTGGAGCAGGCGTGCTGCGAGCAGGCCCTCTTCCTCCTGCGCCAGGCGGGCCGCCACGCGCACCGGGAAGACCAGTTCCGCGGCATCCGCTCGGTCGGGCGGGGCGTGAAATTTAGCGAGTCGTTCGGGTACGGCGAGCCCGACCAGGTCCTCTGCCCGGAGGCCTGGGACCTGCTGCGGTACTACAAGGGGGCGACCCGCATCGTCCGCGGGGACGCGGGCGGGCTCTCGCAGCTGTCGTAGGGGGCCGGATGCCGCTCTCACGCCACCCGGTCGACGCCCAGTGGCAGCGGATGGTGCGGGAGACGCTCACCCACCGGGTGACCGTCCTCCCCGCGACGGGCCAGAACGAGTTTGGCCAGATGGCCTACGGGGCGCCGCGGGAGAACGTCCCGTGCTTTATCGACGGGGCGCCGCGGCGGATCGTGACGCCGCAGGGCACAGAGGTGCAGGTCAGCTGGCAGGTGTTTTTCCCCGGCCGCGAGCCGCTCGGCCTCGGAGACCGGCTCGAGCAGGGGCGCGACCTGGACGGGACGGTGCTCCTGGCGGGGGCCGTCATCGTGCACATCGACGACAGTAACACGCCACGCTACGGGCAGCTCCTGCGGACGGCCTTCTGCGTGGTGCAGTGAGGGACACGGTATGGCGCTAGCAGCGGCGATACGACGGATTGCGGGGCGGGTGGCGCCCGCCTTCACTCGGGTGCGGCGGGCCCGGCCGCTCACCGGCTTCAGGCTGTGGCGGGCCGGCCGGCGGGTGGCCCGCACCGAGCGGGCGGCCTTCGGGCTGCTCCGGGAACTGAAACAGACCGGGCGGATCCGGTCGCCGTGGGGCCTGAGCGCCCTCAAGCGCATCCAGCGCAGCCGCCGCCGGCTGGGCCGGCCCCTGCTGCCCGTCTCGAAACGGGGCAGGCTGCCGATATACAGCCTGGACATCGCCCGCGGGCGCACCGCCCGCGCCCGCGGGAGTCGCCGCTCATCCCGGCTCTGGCGGATCGTGACGCCGTCCCGCCTGCTGGTCGGCACAGGGGCGCTCGCGGGCGCGGGCGGGCTCTATTACGCGACCCGCCGGCCGCAGGAAGGGGGCTACTACTGATGACAGCGCGACGGGTGACGGGGAGGCCGGTCCGGGCGCGGCGGGACCGCCGCCGTGTGGCGGCAGTGCTACCGGGGGGCCTGGGTGGGGGGGCGGCCACCGCGGCCGTCCTCCGCGCCCGCGCCCGGCGTGCCCGCGTGCCCCGGCTCCCCCTCCGCGCCCGCCTGTGGGACGCGACGCGCTCGACCCTGGCCGACTGGATGGGGAAGGCGAAGACCACGCGCCTGGGGCGCAGGGGGCTCGAGCGGCTGTTCCGGACGCGGTTCGGGCAGCGCCTCATGCTAGAAATGATTTAGACGGAGGTGAAGATGTATCGAAGCTACAACAGCGGCAAGTATATCACCCGCCGGCGCGGGCGGGTGCGGCGGGCACTGATCGTCCTGGGGCTGGGTGGGGCAGGGGGCGCGGCCCTGCTCGGCACGGCACGCGGGCGCGCCTTCCTGGCCCGGCAGACCGGGGAGAGGGGAATGGCGCGCGTCACGCGCCGGGCGCGGGCGATCCGGTGGCTGTTGAAACGGACCGGCCCGTTCCGGCGTGCCGTGGCGCGTCTCACAGTGCCGGCCGGTTCTTCACCGGGCTCCGCGGGGCCGGAGCGATTGGCCGCGGGCTTCGCGCGCTGGCCTAGCGGGCGCACGCCTGGTCGGCCATGACGGTTGACGCGTGGGTCGCGCGGCTGGAGGCCGCCGCACAGGGTCTGCCGCCCCGCGCGGCCCGCACACTCAAGCAAGAACTCGAGTTTCTCGCGGAGCGGGTACGCGAAAACGTGCCGGTGCGGACCGGGACACTGCGCGACTCGGTCCGCGTCGAGATCGACCGGGCCCCGGCCCCGGACGCGACGCAGGTGAGCGGGACGCTGGTCGTGGGCGGGCCGACGGCGCCGTACGCCTGGGCGGTGCACGAAGACCCCGACGGGCGCGTCTCCGAGGGCACCCCGGAAGGCGGGCGGGGGCCGAAATACCTGACCCGCGTGACCGACCACCACCGCGCCCGCCTGACCACCCTGGGGCAGCGGGTCCTGGGAGACCTCTTCGCCCCGCGGGCGGGGAGATGAGGATGAATCGGCGCCGCGAGCGCCGCAGATGGCTGTGAGGGTGGCACGATTAGGGGTCGCGTTGCGAAGGGCGCTGAAGCTGGTGGCGCCTGTCCGGCGGTTAGCACTCCAGGAACTCCGCACGAGACGGCGGTATGTCAAGGGTCTCCCGGGTGGTCTACGCAAAGAGATCCTCCGGGGCCTGGGCCAGTATGGCCCGTATGGCAGCCGGCGGCGCACCTGGCGACTGGCGAAGGATACGGCACAGCGGTTCCGGTACGATGTCGAGGGTACGTATCGGGCCGGTGTTGAATCTTTGCCCTTCTATCGACCGGCCCGTGCCATTGGCAGGGCGATGGGGGCATTTTCCGCGACCATGGCGAATCCGACCGGGCTGCCGCTGGCCGCAGCCGTCCTGACAGAACCCGGACGTGTCATGATCCGGAAAGTAGCGGCGCGTGTGCCCGCGGCCCCGGTCCGGCTCGGCGGCGCCGGATGACGATGGCGGGCGCGATCCTCAGGGAGGCAGCGCGGCGCCGGACTGGCCCGTTCTGAGGCCCCACGGATAGGCGGTTCGAGAGATAGTCGTCTGTGCTGAGTCAGTATCGACCCCCTCGAGGGGCGGCGAGATCATCGATGAATGACGGTGCATCGTCTCTATGGATTGCGTTCTACACGGAGGGATTGACGGTCTCCGGCGGCCCGATCGACCGGCAGTCGATCGGCGGCTCCGAGTCCGCCCTCTGGCATATGGCCTACGCGCTGGCCCGGCGCGGCCACCGGGTGACGGTCTTCTGTAAGTGTTCCGAGCCAGGCGTGGTCGACGGCGTCCGGTGGGACGACTACCGCGAGTTCCCCCAGCAGGCCCGCGCCCAGGAGTGGGACCTCTTCATCGCCAGCCGCTTCTACCCGGTGCTCGCGCTCCCCCTGCGCACGAAAATGAACTGGCTGTGGCTGCACGACATGCCGACGCACGCGCACCAGCTGGCGGCCGCGCTGTTCCAGACGACCCAGGTGATGCCGCTCTCCGACTTCCACCGCCAGGCGTACCTCGCCGAGATCCCCGAGATCGCGCCGCTGCTGTGGACCTCGCGCAACGGGGTGGACCTGGCGCTGCTGCGGCGCTATGGCACGGGGACGAAGCACCCCAAGCGGCTGCTGTACGCCTCGCGCCCCGAGCGGGGGCTGGACGTGTTACTGACGCGGGTCTGGCCGGCGCTGCTGCGCCAGGACCCGGACCTCGAGCTGGCCATCTGCGGCTACAACATGGAGGGCTGGGCCTTCCCGCAGCAGCTGCAGGACTTCTACGCGTACTGTAGCCGGCTGATCAAGCAGGCGCCCGGCGCCGTGACGGACTACGGGGCGCTCACGAAGGCCGACTACTACCGCCTGCTCTCCTCCTGCGCGGCGGTGACCTACCCGACGGCGTTCCCGGAGATCTCCTGCCTGGTCGCGCTGGAGGCGATGGCGCTGGGCGTCCCGGTCGTCACCACCGACAACTTCGCGCTGCGCGAGACCGTCCCGTACGAGAAAGTCCCGGGTCCGCCGCTGGACGACGCCTACGTCGAGCGCTTTGTGCAGCGCACCCTGCAGGTGCTGACGGACCCGCTGACCGCGCGCCGGCTCCAGAAGCAGGGGCGGGAGTGGGTCGAGCGCCGCTACCAGTGGGCGCAGGTGGCCGCCGAGTGGGAAGCGCGGGCCTGGCAGCTGTTCGAGGAGCGGCGGGCGGCCATGGGGCGCCAGATCTGCGCGCGGTTGCTGTTCAACTCCGACCTGGTCGCGGCCGACCTGCTGGCCCTCGAGCGGGGGGACGCGGACCTGCACGAGGAGATCGCCGCGCACCTGACGGCGCACCACGCCCGCCCGGACGCCTACTTCGACCACTCGGTGCCGGACACCGAGTGGGCCGTCCTCAACGTCCGCTTCCGCCGGCTCCTGGACCTCCTCCCGCCGCCGCGCGACGGGCAGGCGCTCACGGTACTCGACCTCGGCTGCGGGTCCGGGGCGCTGCTCGGGCACCTGCTGCGGGAGCGGCCCGACGTCAGCTACGCCCTGGGGGTAGACTTCTCGCCCCAGCTGATCGCCTACGCGACGGACAAGGCGCGGCGGGAGGGGCTCGACCACCGGCTGGAATTTCTGTGCGCCGACCTGGGGGCGGTGCCCGAGGGCCGGGTCTTTGATGTCGTCATCGCCGCCGAGGTCCTCGAGCACACCATCGACTACTGGACCCTGGTGGACGCCTGCGAGGCGCACTGCCGGCCGGGCGGCACGGTCGTGTTCACCGTGCCCTCCGGGCCCTGGGAGGCGGGCAGCTACCACGTGCCCGCGGGGCAGCTGGAGCGCTACCACGTCCACCACTTCGAGCTGCGCGACCTCGAGGAGGTCTTCGGCCAGAAGCACGGCAAGCAGGTCCACTACGCGCCGGCCTCGCTGAGCACCTGGGGGGACCTGCTGGGGTGGTGGTTCGTCGTCTACGAGCACCGCCCCGGCCGGAAGACGGGCCGCGTGGACTACCGGCGGAAGCACCTGACGACCGTCCCGTACGAGGCGATTGCCGCGTGCCTCATCGCCAAGAACGAGGAGAACGACGTCCACCGCACGATCAAGTCCCTCATCGGCGTGGTGGACGAGATCTGGCTGTGGGACTGCGGGTCCACCGACCGCACGGCGGCGTTCGCGCGGGAGTACGAGGGGCTGTACTGGCCGCGCGTGTACGTGCGGCGCCTGAACCCGGACCCGGACGGGGACGGGCTGGGGAACTTCGGCGCCTGGCGCAACCAGTCCATCAGCGAGACGCGGGCGGAGTGGGTCTACTGGCAGGACCTCGACGAGCAGCTGGTCGGCTACCGCAACCTGCGCAAGTACGCCACCGCCGCGTCGTTCTACAACGCCTACGTCATCCAGCAGCACCACCTGCAGCTGCTCGCGCCGGACCCCATCGAGGCCGACCGGCCGCAGCGGCTCTTTCGTAACCACCGCGGGTACCAGTTCACCGGCGTGGTACACGAGCAGGTTGAGGACGGGATCAACACCGAGGTCCAGCCCTCCCTGCTGCTCCCCGACGTGCACATCGCGCACTTCGGCTACCTGACGTCCGAGCAGACGCGGCGCAAGTGCTTCGAGCGCAACCTGCCGCTGCTGCGCAAGGACCGGCTGCGGCACCCTGAGCGGGCGCTCGGGCCGCTGCTGGTGCTGCGCGACTACATCAACCTGGCGCAGATCCTGCTGGAGGAGGCCGGGGGGCGGGTCACCAACCCGGTGGTCGAACACCTCCGCAACGCGGTGCTGCTCTACTTCGAGCACTACGCCGCCCCGGCGAACAAATACCACCGCTACGCGTTCAAGTATTACCAGTACGCGCTCCGCTGGCTGGGGCGGCAGGGGATCCCCGTGCGGCCGGAGTGGGGGCTCCCCTTCGAGGTCCAGACCGCGCTGGGGTTCGGCATCGGCGGGTTCAGCGGGCGGGTCGAGCCGGAGTCGCGCTGGTTCGCGTCGCCCCAGGAGCTGCTGCAGTTCCTGGGCTGGCAGGGGGAACAGATCGTGACTGCGCTGCGCACGCAGCAGGGGCTGACCTGACCGTGGCCGCCGCCCACAAAATCCTGCCCAGCGTCCTGGTCGACGCGCTCGTGGGGCACCTCCACGCCGCCGCCCTCGGGCAGCGCGGGGTGGACCTGTTCCAGTGGGTGCTGCCGTCCTCCCCGGCCGCCGCGATCGGGGTCTACGGCCCGGGCGGGCCGGACAGCCCCGCGACCCCGCTCTCGCTGGCGCGCGTGCAGGTCATCGTCCGCGGGACGCACGTCAACTCGGTGATCGCCCGCGCCGACGCCGTCTGGCGGGCGCTGGCCGGGGCGACCCCGCCCCTGCCGGGGCTGCAGGGGCGCCTGACCGCCGACCACCTGCCCGGGCAGCCGTACCGGGACAGCAACAACTTGTTCGTCCAGAGCCTCAACTTCACCTACACCGGCCTCACGCGGGTCGCGTAGCGCCCGCCGGGGGAGTATGCTAGAACCGTAACAGCCTTCTCATGATCTCCGCCGAGAGACGAGAGCGCCGTAATGGCTATCCCGTCTACGAAGAGTTACGTCAACGAGATCACCGTTGACGAGGTCTCCCTCGCGCTCGAACACCTCCTCGTCGCCCCGGAGGGCACAGCCTGGACGCCGGGGAAGATCGACATTTCGACCCCGCCCACCGGATTCATCCACCTCGGCGCGATCCAGGAAGATTCGCCGCAGCTGTCGGTCCAAAAGGACTACTACCGGCTCGCCACCGGCGTGCCCGCCATCCTGCAGTACCAGGCGGTGCTGGGGGTGGCCGGGGAGTTCCAGGCGGTGATGCTCTCCAACCGCAACTCCCGCGCCTTCTTCTCCATGGGCGGCATCCGCATGTACCACGTCGCCAACACGCCCTCCGGCGGCTGGGCGTACGTGCACTCCGTGTACGGCCGGGACCATGTCGTCGTGAACTCCGTGGCGATGACGGCGGCGATCACGCCCGGGAACCTGGTGGTGACCGACACCTCGACCGCCATCACCACCACGCTCAACGAGGCCTTCGTGGCCTCCATCGCGGCGGTGACTGGCAATACGCTCTTTGACGTCTACCTGCGGCTGCCGGACGGGTTCCCGACGCTGCCCGTGCAGTCCCACGCGTTCTACGCCGTGGCGCACGACCGCTACGCGATGGGCAGCAGCCAGCTGCCCTTCTTCCACGTGCTGGGCGTGGCGGACATGCTCAACGGCGGGCAGATCATCCACCAGTTCCGCAAGGCGACCCCGCGCGGGCAGTTCGTGGAAGCGCTGCGCGCCGGGCAAGACATCCGGGTCCCGGTCCTGCTCGACCTCTTCGGCTACGCCGTGTCCACGCCGTACGTGAGCAGCGGCAGCGAGCTCATCGTCGCCGAGCGTTTCTGGTTCCCGCCGACCAGCCCCGGGCAGTAACCTGAGACAGAACATCCCAGCGACTGACCGCCACCGAGCGGCGGATCGTGCTTATGACCGACCACGAATTGCAGGCCGCGACCGACCAGGTCATGTTTCCCGAGGCGCACCCCGCCGGGCAGATCACCGTCTCGATCTGTCACGACCCGGACCGCCCGGACGTGCGCACGGCGCACACCATCCAGCTCCGCCCGCTGCCCATCAAGCACGCCAAGATCCTGGCCGGGTACGTCCAGCGCATCGAGGCGGCGCAGGCGGCCGAAGGCGCGACGGTGCTCAAGCAGCTGGACGACATCGCCGACCTTTTTGTGAACATCGTCCTGCACCTCCTCTCGTTCTACGGCCTCTCCGGCTGTACCCGTGAGGTGGTGGAGACCAGCTTCTCGTTCGACGACGCCCACGCCTTCGTGCGGCGCCAGATGGACGTGCAGCAGCAGAATGATTTTTTGCTCGTCGGGTTGCGCGGCATCTTGCGGATCGTCGAGTACACCGTCCGCTCGCTGGACCGGACCATCGAGGGGCGGATGCAGGAGGTCTCCCAGAGTCCGCCGTCTACGCGTCCTTCTGCAGCGAATGGGGAATTAGCTTCGATGAACTGATCAGCCGGCACACGGAGGGGCAGCTGCGTGTCCTGGCCGCGGCGTCCGCGTTGTTGCACGACACCCCGCCCCCACGGGCCACGCCGGGCCATGTCGGCGGGCGGGTGGGGGGGGCGGAGCGGCGCCGGCATACGCCGCCGAAGCGGGTGAGCCAGATGACCGGTCCGGAGTACCTGGAATATCTCAACGCCACCGGGGTCCTTTAGCGCCATGAGCGCGACGGGTCGGGGCCGTGCCCCAGCTTGATCCAGTCACCCAAAAATTCACGCTCGACCTGGGCGAGGCGCTGAAGGGCCTCAAGGACGCCCTCAAGGCCATCAAGGAGGTGGCCGGGCAGACGAAGCTGCTCTCCGAGGGCCTGACGGCGCTCCAGAAGGCGAGCAAGGCGGCGGTCGGCGTCTTCGCCGGGGCCGGCGGGCTGACCGCGCTGTTCACCGCTGGCGGGGACGCGGCCCGCAAGTTCGCCGAGGAGTTAGGAAAAGTCGCCGCCGCGTCCCCGGGCCTGGCGCGCCTGACGCCGGTGCTGGCGGACCTCAAGACGCACCTGGCCGCCCTGGCCGCGGCGGCCGTGGCCTTTGGCAAGGACGCGCTACAGGGCCTCACCGCCTACACCCAGGGCGTCGAGGCGGCCGCCGCGCCGACCGCGGCGCTGGGCACGGCGGCGGAGGGGGCGCAGAAGAAGGTCGAGCGGTTCGGCAAGGGCATGCACCTGGTCGGCTCGGTGATCGGGTCAATCCTCCTGCCGGCGCTCGCCAACCTGGCGCAGTCGGTCGCCGAGCGGCTCTCGCCGGACCTGTCCGGCCTCACCTCGGTCGTCGAACGCCAGACCGAGGCGATGCAGACGCTGCAGATCCGCGTCCGGGAGTTCGCCAGCGCCTTCCGGGAGGGGCAAGAGCGCGCGGTGATGCCGCTGCGCGAGGCCCTGGTGGCGCTGACCGCGGCCATCGTCCCTACCAACCAGGGGTTCGCCACCTTCCTCGGCACCATCACCAAATACCTCAGCATCGGCGCGCAGGCCGCCAGCTTTACCCTGTCGCTGGCCGGGGGGCTGGCGCAGATCGGCGGCGTCTTTGCTACCGTCCAGCTCGTCACCCAGACCCAGACCTTTAAGAAGCTGGCTGCCGACATGGACCTGACCACCAAGGCCGCCTCCGGCCTGGTGCAGGTGCTCGACCTGCTGCGCAAGCTCGTCACGGTCTCAGTGATCGCCGCGCTCAAGGACCTGGGGACGTTTCTCGGGTCGCTCGTCCCCGGTCTGACGCGCCTGACCACCATTCTCAGGATAGTCATCGCCTCACTCGGGCCGGGGACGGCGGCGGGGATCGCCGTGGTAGCCGGGGCGACGCTGGTGGGCGGGCTGCTGGCGGCGCGGGCGGCGTTCGCCGACGTCAGCGCGGAGGCGCAGCGGACCGAGACCGTGTTCGAGCGCCTCAAGAAGCTCAACCGCGAGCTCGGGGAGGGGCTCGAGCAGGCGTTCCGGGGCGCGACCCTGCAGATCAAGCAGTTCCTCATCGAGCGGGGCCGGCTGCTGGACGTCGCGGGGACGGAGCGGTTTGCGATCCAGATCGCCGGGGCGGAGGACCTGGAGCGGCAACGCAAGGTCGTCGAGCAGTTCCTCGACCAGCTGAAGAAGACCCCGGAAATCACCCGGGAGCAGGCCGCGGAACTGGGGGAGGTCTTCGCCCGGCTGGGCAAGATCGGGCAGGCGCTCAGCGCGCACCTGACCACCCTCAAGGACATCAATCAGGAGCACGCGGACACGGCGACGGAGGTCGAGCGGCAGTACCAGAGAGAACAGGACGTCCTCCTGGTCGCGCGCCAGCGGTTGCAGACGGAACGGGAGCAGCTCGCCGCGCGGGAGGCCGCGCTGGCGAACCTCCGCAACCTGGAGCTCGCCGAGCGGGAGCGGCAGGCGATCATGCGCGAGCAGGCCCGGCTGGCCAAGGAGGAGGCCGACCTCCAACGCCGACAGCTCGAGAGCGAACAGCGCCGGCTGGCCGCGCACACAGCCGCCACGGCGGCCGCCCGCCAGCGTGCCGAGGCGGAACTGGCAGCCGTCTCCCGCGTCACGCAGGAGATCGAACGCCAGCAGGTGGCATACCGGGAGGCAGCGGCCGAGGCGGAGCGGTTGCGGGCGACCAAGTTCGAGCGGGTCCGCGAGCGCGTCTATGCGGAGCAGGCGGTCGAACAGCGCGTCAAGCAGATCGCGGCGGAGGAGGAGGCGATTACCAAAGCGGCCGAGGCGCGGCGGGACGCGCTCGCCGCCAGCCTGAGTATCCGCAAAGAGGACCTGGACCTCCTCAAGCAGGAAGAGCGCGCCCTGGCCCGGCAGATCGACCAGTACCGGGCGCAGGAGGCGGCGGCGCAGGAGGCCCTGCGCACCAACGCCGCGCTGCAGGAGCGGATCGCGGCGCAGGCGCGGGCGGTCGAGAACAGCCTGCAGGACGAGCTGGCCCTCATCGACCAGCGCCACGCCCGCCTCCAGGCCCAGCTGCAGACGCAGGAGCAGCTCCTGGCCGCCAGCCGGCAGGAGCTCGAGACCCGTAAGGCCCAGACCGCCCAGATCCAGGACGAGGTCACGGCCCGGCAGCGGCAAAAAGAACTGGCGCAGGAGGAACTGGAGCTGGCCGAACGCGCCCGGGCGCTCCAGGACCGCCGGCTCCGGGCGGAGGCCCAGCGGCTGGACGAACAGCGGGCGGCCATCGAGCAGGCGATCGCCGCGGGCCAGACCACCATGGAGGAGCAGCGGGACCTGCTCGAGGAGATCCGCCTGGCGCAGGCCAAGATCACCGCCGAACTCCAGACCCAGGCGGCGTTCGGGCGCACGCTCGCCGCGCAGCAGGCCGCGCTGGCCAAAGACATCCAGGCCGAACTGGCCGCCGTCGCGCGCCGGCGCGCCGAGCTGGCCCGCACGCTACAGCTGGCGCAGGAGCGGGCCGTTGTCGAGCAGGGGGCGCTCGCCCTCGAGCAGGAGCGCCTGCAGGCCCAGCTCGCCTTGATCCAGGCCGAGGAAGACACGATCCCGATCCGCCGGCAGATCCTGACCATCCAGCGCCAGCTGCTCGAGATCGAGCAGAGAAAGCTCCGCCTGCAGCGTGACGCCCTCGCCACCACCATCGCCAACCGGGAGGCGGACCTGGAGCGGCTCCGCGAGGAGCTCCGCCTCCTCGAAGCCCGCGCCGGGGCGGAGAAAGAGGCGAGCGAGGCGGTCCAGGCCAAACGCCAGGAGATCGCCCTGGCCACCGCCGAGATGCAGAAGCTCAACCAGGAATACGAGCGGGCGGGCATCGCGCTGGCGGGGGCGGCGGCCCAGGCGCAGCAGGTGGGCCGGGCCATCGAGCGGCTCAACCAGGTCCCCCTCAACCTGGGGAACCTCCTGACGCAGGCGGTCAACGGCGGGTTTGAGGCGGTGGTGCTGGGGACGCGCCGCATGGCAGAGGTCTTCGAGGGGATGAAGGCCTCGGTGCTGCAGACCTTCGCCAACATGTTCGCGCAGATGGTGGCACAGAAGCTCCAGTTCGACACCCTGTGGCAGAAGAACTGGCTCACCACCATTCCGCAGGCGGTGATGGCCGGCCTGGGACAGGCCGGCGGGGTGCTCCAACAATTCCTGAGCGGCGACGTCACCGGCGCCCTCTCGTCCCTGGGGAGCGGGCTCAGCGGCGGCATCAACTCCCTCCTCTCGACCCTGCTCAAGGGGCCGACCGGGTCACTCCTGGGGGCATTCCTGGGCGGAGAGGCGCTGGGGCTGCCGGGGATGATCACCGGCGCGCTGCTTCCGTCGTTCATGAAAGGCGGATTGTTCGGGACGCCGCCGGCGTGGTTTGTCGGCCCGCTGCCGGAGGGGTTTGTCGGCCCGCTGCCGGCGGGATCTTTCCAACCGGGATTTTTCCAACAGGGGTCCGGCCTGTTCGGCGGCAGCGGGTTCGGGACGAGCGCGGGCATCCTGGGGCTCAGCACCGCCTTCTTCGGCAAGGGGCCGACGCTGGCGCGGGTCTTCAGCGGCGGGCTGGGCGCCGCCTCCCTCATCCCGGGCCCGCAGCAGCCGTTCGTGGCCGGCGCGGCGATCCTCGCTTCGCTCTTCGGCGGGGACCTGTTCGGCCTCAACCGGCCCGGCCGCATCGCCCTGGAGCGCCAGGGGCTCGAGGACTTTCTCCAGCCCGCCCTTGGCATCAACGTCCCGCTCACCAACATCGGGGAGTTCTTGCCGCGGGCGAAGGTCAATTACGCCGATGTGCGCGGCGGGCTCGAGGCGCTCGGCACGACCTACGCGTTGCAGGCCCCCGAAGGCGGCATCGGCACCATCAAGCGGTTCGCCAACCTGGCGCAATCCGCCTTCGAGGAGGCCGGGCTCTCCATCGAACAGGCCCAACAGAAGGTGCTCGAGCTGGCCCACGCCATGGGGTTTGACCTGCACAAGGCGCTGACCGACATCAACACGGCCCTGGAGGGCGGGTTCAAGGACGAGGAGAACCGCCTCTCGCTGAAGGAATACTTGGAGGAGGTCCGGGAAGGGCAGGAGGACATTGTCACCCTCAACAAAGTCCTCAAGGGCGCGTTCGACGTCCTCACCGGGTTTTCCGACCGCGTGGACACGGCGGCCGTGGCCAACAAGCTCCTGGCCGAGGAATTCGAGCGGACGGCGGAGGAGACGGGCTTTTATACCGACGAGGTGATGCGGCTGGCCGAGTCCATCAAGGCGGGCGCCATCCCCATCGAGGAGGCCATCCTCAAGCTCAACGAGCTGCGACAGGCGCAGGGGCTGGCCGCGCTCTCGCTCGAGGACTTCCAGATCAGCGAGCAGGCAGTGGTGCGAGAGTTTGTCAAGCTGGGGGTGGCCATCGACGAGACCTCGGCCAAGGCGCTCTCGCTCGTCGGCGTGCTTGACCAGCTCGACCAGCAGCTCAAGGCGCTCGACGAGGCGATCAAGCAGGTCGACCGCGACATCCGTAACCTCGAGATCGAGCGCCTACGCCAGGCATTTACCTTTACCCAGGCGATCGCCTCCGCGCGCGGGCTGACCCCGCAAGGCTCTCTCGACCTGCTGCGCCAGGAGCGGGAGCGGGTGCTCCTGCCGACCATCGGGCACATCCTGGGGCAGGACGTCTCCGGGCTCCTGCCCACGACCACCATCCCGTTCACGTTCGTCCCGCCGCCGGTCATCCCCGGCCCCTCCGGGGGGCTCTCGGTCGCGGACATTGCGCTCGGGCTGCGGGCGGTGCCGGGCGTGTCCCAGCCCCTCACGACCACCGACGTGACCCCGCTGCGGGACTACCTCCTGGGGACCACCGGGGGGCATATCGGCACCCGGGCCGGGATCCTGGGGGACCTCGACCTCGAGCAGCTCCAGTCGCTCTCCGCCTCCATTGACCAGCTCGGGCAGAATCTCATCGCGCAATTCAACACCCAGCTCGAGGCGGAGACGCAGCGGATCACCGCGCACTACAATCAACTCATCACCGAGGTGACCACGCGCGCGGAGGCGGCGGCCGCGGCCCTGCGGGAGGCAGCCGAGGCGGCGGCCGAGACCGCGCGGCAGCAGGCGGAGGCCGAGGCGGAGGCCGCACGGCAACAGGCGGAGGCGCAGATCGAGGCGCATCAGGCCCGCATCGAGGCCCTGCAGGAGGAGGCGCGCCAGGCCCAGGAGGCGGCCCGGACACGCCTCGAGGCCCTGCAGAAAGAACTCCAGATCGCGCAGGCGTTCCAGCAGCTGGGCGATTCCTTACAGCAGCAGATCCAGGCGCTCCTGGCCTCCCCGGCGGCGCCACTCTCCCCGCCCGAACAGCTGGCCTACTTCCAGCGCCAGGCGGAGGCCTTACGGCAACGGGCCGCCACGGTCACCGGGCTCGACCGGGTACAGGTGCTGGGCGAGCTCCAGGCGGTCTTGCAGCAGATGCTGCAGGTCTCGCCCTTCCAGCGGCCCTCGGCCGACTTCGCGGACCTGTTCGCCGACATCCTGCGGGAGCTCGAGCAGCTCCGCGACCAGGCGCTGGCCGAGGGGGCACGGGCCGAGACCGTCGAACAGGAGATCCTGGCCGTCGGGCAGCAGATCGAGGCTGACCTGCAGCGCATCGAGGACGAGATCAAGGCCGAGCAGGAGGCCATCGAGCGGGTTCAGGAGGAACTGTCCCGGACGCTGGAGGCGATCAGCGCACGGCTCGAGGCGGAGCTGGAAGCCATCAGTACCGGGTTGACCGGGGACCTGGAGGCCCTAAACCGGCAGACCCAGGAGCAGGTCCAGTACCTGCAGCGGCTGGCGGACGAGGAACTCAAGGCCGTCCGCGACGCGCTGGCGGGGGAGCTGGAGAAACAGCTCACCGTCCTGGCCGAGATCCAGGACGCGATCGCCGTCCGCCAGATCGCCCTGCTGGAAGAACAGAAACAGCAGCTGGAGCAGGACCGCCAGCGGCTGCTGGATCACTACGACGACGTCGAGAAAAAATTTGCCGACCTCCTCGGGATTACCAGGGACGAGGTGGCGGTCTACCTCAAGCAAATTCGCGACGCGCTGGCCACCGCGACGCCGGCCCAACACGGGTTCTCGGGGATTGTGGGGCCGCCGGGGCAGCTCTTGCGCGTGGGCGAAGTTGCGCCGGAGTGGGTCCATGTGCAGCCGCTGAGCGACCTGTCGGCGGCGGCCGCGGAGTGGCGCGCGCGGCCCCCGTTAACGGCGCCGGTCGGGCGCCAGCATAATCTGGCCGCCCTGGAACAGCAGGTCGCCGCTCTCCTAGCCGCGGCGCAGGTGCCGGGGGGGACGGGGGCCGCGGGGGCGGCCGGGCCGGTCATGGTAACGAACGACATTGATGTGCATGTGCCGCCCGGCGCGCCGGTCGACGCGGAGCAGCTCGCGCGGCGGATCGCGGACCTGGCGGAAGACCGGATGGTGCAGTCGCTCACGCGCGGGCGCGCCCGGCGCGTCGTGCGCGGGGTTGTTGAACACACACTGAGTTAGAGGGTCATGGCACTGACGTCCTCTGGGCTTCTGGGGCTGTTTTTCCACGCACGGGCACTGACCACCGGGGTGACCGTCACCGCGTCCACCGAGGCCAGCGGCTTTCTCGCGGGGAACGTCCTGGACTGGGAGAACCCGCGGTTGCCCTGGCGCTCGACGACGAAGACCGCTGACCAGTGGCTGCGGTTTGACCTGGGGGCGTCCCCGCCCGGGTACGTCGCCCTGTTTGTGCGCGGCGCGAACTTCCCGTCGGCCACCCTCCAGGCCAACGCCACGGATTCCTGGGGGACGCCGGCGATCTCCCTCCCCATCACCGTCGCCACAAACACGGTCGTGGAGCGCCGGCACGGGCTCTTCTTTTTCAACACCGGCCGGACCGCGCCCGGGCACCGCTATGTGCGGCTGCTGATCGGGGCCAACCAGGCGACGGACGGTGGCGGCACATACTACGCCGTTGAATCGGCGCTGTTCGCGGTCGCCGCCGTCGAACTCACCGCCCGCCGGCCGCTGGAACAGACCCTGATCGACCCGGTCGAGGAGCAGGCGTGGCCGGGGCGGCGGGAGGTCGCGCAGCTGGGGGCGCGGCAGGTGCGGCTCGACCTGCCCTGGGAGTTCTTTCTCAACTACGCCAAGGACGCGACCGAGAACGAAGAGGGGGCCATGCTCGCGCTGAGCACAAGCCCGGCACAGCCGGTGATCGTGTGTCCGAATTTGCACCGCCCGCAGGAGGCGTACGTGATGCGGCGGTTGGGGGAAGTCCGGTGGGCGATGCAGGGGGGGGTCGGGGCAGCCATGCCGCTGGTGTTTGAGGAGGTGGGGTAGTGGCCGACCCCCTCGTCAGTCTCCTGGACCTCTACAGCCCCTGCCTGGCATTCGCGGGGACCGGGTACGTCGACTGCGGGAACGTCCACGCGTTCGAGCGGACCAGCCCATTCTCGATCGGCGCCTGGATCCGCAAGACCGATGCCGGCGCCAGCCGGGCGGTCGTGTCCAAGCTCGATCCCGCGGCCGCGTTCCGCGGCTACGAGCTGTTCGTGTACTCCACTAACGTCGTCGGGCTCAATCTCATCAATGCCAATACGACGAACCACCTGAGCGTCATCGGGTCGACCAACGTCGCCGACGGCCTCTGGCACTACGTCGAGGCGACCTACGACGGCTCCTCCACCCCGGCCGGCATTGTGCTCTACGTCGACGGCCGGCGCGAGACCATGACGACGCTCTACGACTCACTCTCCGCCACGATGGTGTCGACGGCGCCGCTGCGGGTCGGCGCGCGCGCCGACGGGACGCTCGCGTGGGTCGGCGAGATCGACGATGTCCGCGTCTTCACCTTTGTTCGCACCCAGGACCAAATCCGCGCCGATTTCCGCCAGGAGCTCCTGGGGACCACCGGCGGGCTGGCGGCCTACTGGAAATTCAACGAGGGGCAGGGCACCGTCGCGGGCAATACCGCGAACAGCGCCCAGGCGGGCACAATCACGAACGGCACCTGGGTGTCCTACAGCCGCCCGCTCTACCGTTTCAGCTCCGCCTTTCACGAGACACTGCCGGAGTACACCCCGCGCATCACCGAGCCGGTCCACCTCCGCCAGTTTCTGCCAGAAGTCGGCACCGGGGTCCCGGGGGACGAAGAGGCCACGGTCTCCTGCTCCCTCATCGAACGGGCGAGCAGTCCGATCCCCACCCTCGCGGAGATCTTGGCGATCGAGGACTTCACCGGCTGGCCGGCCCGGGTGCGGGTCCGCAACGTGGCGGCCGGCACAGACGTTGCCACCCTCTTCGGGGTGGTCGCCCAGGTCGACCTGCGCTCGGACAGCGGCACCCTCACCGTCCGGAGCCAGGAAGAGCAGCTTTTTCAGACCCTGGTCCCGCGGGTGCGGGTGCTGGACCGCTACCCCAGCGCCGACCTCTCGACGTCCGGGACGGCCGAACTCTCCGAACTCGTCCCGTTCGGGGTCTGGCGTAAGGTCGACCTGGCGCTCTGCCTGAAGGCGCTCCTCAAGTGCGATTACACCTTCCCCGCGACCTTAGCGAACAACTTCCGCTACGACGACCTGTCGAGCATCACCAACTATCAGGTGCAGACCGGCGACCACCTGTACTACGACGTCTGGTGGCCGGCCGGCGCGCCGCTGATCGCGCTCGACCTGGGGCTGTCCACCGGCGCCACGCTGCGCGGTTCGGGGCAGGTCGACCAGAACGGGCTGTCAGCGCATCCCAACACCGACCTGTCCGCGCGGATGCAGAAGGGGTGGTACCGGCGCAAAATCCCGCTGCCCGCCGCCTGGGTGGGGGCGACGGTGACCGAGTACCTGGTGGCCTGCGAGGCCAACGCCGCGGGGTCCTACACCGGCTACCTCCATAACGCCTTCATCGGCGACGGCGACGGGGTGATCCGCAAGCACATCATCACCGACAGCCACCTCTCCCTCACGACCGCGCTCCACCTCCAAGCTGACGCCGGGAACACGGCGACCTACACGTTCACCCGCCACTACTACTACGGGCCGATCAAGCCGCCCCGGCCCGGCAAGACCACCACGGTGCGGACCGTCTACCGCGACGGCCGGGTGGTGCCGGCATCCGAATATGCGGTGGTGGACCTACTGTCCCGCTTTGTCCGGTTCCCGGTGGACCAGCGGGACGGCTCTGGCCGCCTGATGCGTATCCAGGCGGACCTGGTCACGACGGACTTTGACGAAAATTTTGCGACCGTCACCGAGTGGCTCCTCTCGGACGCCACTCACGGGCTGGGCAAGGCGGTGGACGCGGCGGGCTTCGCGGCGGCGGCGGCGGACTACGCGGCCGTCTCGTATAAATGCGGCGGCGGGCTGGACCGCCAGGTCGCGCTAGCCGACCTCCTCCCGTTGCTCCTTGTACGCGGGGCGCACCTCACCCGCGGCGCGGCCGGCGCCTACACAGAGATTGTGGACAGCGCCGCCGCGCACCCGAACGCCCCGATCGCGCTGGGGGCGGGGGACGGGGTGCTCGAGAACCTGGACCCGGGCGGGCTCGAGCGGGCGCCGGTCCCGCTGGAGAGCCGGGTCAAACTCCTCGAGCTCAAGGGGGCGTTCGACCCCGGGTTCTCCGGCGGCGGATCATACCTGCTCACGGCCGAGCGCACCGAGGGAACGCGCGGGGAGGAAGTGCGGGAGGCCAACCCCTTCCTGGCGGACGCCGCGACTGTTGACCGCGAGGCGGACTACCGGTTCAAGGTAGCCCGGCGCCTGGCCGACCCCCTGGTCGCCGTGGCGCTGAGCCGCGCGCAGGTGTTGCAGCTGCGACAGGTCGTCTCCGTCACGATCCCCAAATACCGCTACACGCAGCGGTCGTTCATGGTGGCCGGCCTCGAGGTACAGGGGCTGCGGATCGGGCTGTTCCTCCGCGCCTGGGACGCCGGGGTGTTTACGTACACCCCCAGCGCCATCACGGTCCCGCGCGGCTTTGACACGATCACCGACTACAGCTTCACCTTCCCGGCCACCCCGGCAAACTTTACGAACGACATCCCGCTCACGTCGATCAACAGCAACGGCGTGGTCGAGTCGCGGATCCGGGTGCACGCCGACGCGCCGGCGGTCAACGTGACCGAGCTCGTGTTTCGCGCCATCCGCGCGGGGCAGCAGGCGATCCGTAGCGAGCGCCGGGTGACCGTCACGCCCGGGCAGACGAACGTGACCGTGGACCTCTTCGTCGACCCGGGCCTGGTGTACGACCTGGAGTGTTACGCGGTCAACGGCTTTAACGCCGTGGGGTTCCAGATCGGCGTGGCCGCGCTGATCCTGACCGTCAGCGTCCCCGCGGACACGGACCTGCCCTCCGCCAACCCGGTCCCGAGCACCATGAGCGCGGAGGCGAACCCGGACGGCAGCTTCGATATTGAGCTGACCTGGGACCCGTACGTGCAGGGGGCGCGCCCGGCGGACCTGCTGATCCTGTTCTGGCGGAGCGGGGCCACGACGCAGAGCGCGCCGACCGCGGTCGACAAGGGGGTTCACCTCAGCCTGAGCGCGACGACGTACACGTTCCACGGCGTGAACCCGAACGCTAACTACCGCTTCGGGCTGGCGGCGGCGCGCAAACCCAGGACCGGCGGCTTCGCCGTCGGGGCGATCCAGTCCCCGACGGTCAGCCCGGACTGGCACCAGGAGGCCGGGGTGGGGAACTACACCAACCCCATCGCCGGGGTGCCCGCCTCCACGGTGGTCCTCAACGCCGCCGACGGCAAGACCGCGTTTGACGGCACAGTGAACTATCGTACCACCGGGGGGCCAAGCAACGCCCCGACCCCCACGGACCGGGACGACGAGGTCAACACAGACGGCTCGGTCAGCTACACCCTGGAGTGGCAGTATATCCAGGGCACGCGGAAGGCGGACGGGTTCTTTGTCTTTGTCAAAGACGGGGACGGGGAGCCTGCGCTGACGGACCCGCATTTCGAGGTCGGGGCGCAAAACAGCGGGACCTCTCTCGTGCGTTTGACCCTGAAGGGCTTTCCCAGCGACAAGCAGGTCAGCTTCGGCGTGTCTGCCTTCCGCCGCACAGACAACCACCTGGAGATCGGCGCGATCCAGAGCCCCACCACCTCCCCGGACTGGCGCGGGGTCAGCGCCGGGAAGCCAAACTATGTAGGGGATATCTTCGGCCTCGAGCAGCACACGATCAAAGCCCAGGCTGCCGGACAGTCTGCCGGGAACTACGCCCGTGTCTTCGTAGATACCGTGGAGGTCTACAATTCGGGGTTTCCGCGCTCTTGGCACCTGATTGAGATTAACAGCGCCGGACAGAAGGTCTTCAGCGACGTGTTTGACGTGTATGATAAAGTCGCCGAGGTCATTAACTTCCGACTGGAATACAACCGCCGCAGCGCCTCCAATGTCCTGGTTGCCTTGGGCGCGCATGAGCCGCAGACGCGCAGGTTGGCAAATGAGACATACATGACCCTTGTGTGTGCAAGTGGAAACACATTCGGTAGGCAGCAGACGGTCTCGGGTCTGACCGGCGGCGCCACATATACGCTGAGCGGCAGAATCTACTTTCGCACGCGCACGGCGGGGCAGCTCAACCTGGACGTGCAGGGGAGCGGGATCGACACGTCTGGGATCGTTTTAACCGCAACGAATACGCAGTTTGTCCGATTCTCGGAGACATTCACCTTACCCAGTGGCACCACGAGTGTGAATGTCAGATTTTTTGGGGACGCCACTCCGAATTTCACCGCACATGTCACAGACATCTTCCTGGTCGCGGGCAGCACGGCGGAGAGCGGCACGAATTTGGTCAGCAACGGAAGTTTCGCGGACGGGCTGACGGGCTGGAATGCGCTGGGAACCCAGGGGGGCGGGGACAGCGTGTTCGCGAATAATAACAATCCGGACACTGGCCTGTGGGGCGTACTGGGGTGTCTGAAGGATATGGGGGGAAGCGCGACCCTGCTCAAGTCCTCCTCTTTTCAATTCAGGTCTGCGTATGCCTGCATTGGCAAGCGCGGCATTGGGGAGGGGAACGGCATTGAAGCATACGCGGGGAAGGTGCCGGGCGACACGACTGCGAAGGTAGAGCTGACGGCACAGATCCAAAGCGGAACCCTCGTCGCAGTGAGCGGGACGGGCTGGCAGCCGACACGCATCCCCGGCCCGCCGACGAACAACCCATACAACCTGGCTATCACACACACTACGTCAGCTAGCGGGGAACGGCAGCATAAGCTTACCTGGAGTTACGATCAGCCTGCCATGGAGGGGGAGAACCGGCTGGCGGACGGGTTCATACTGTTCTACAAGGCGACGAACACAAGCAACCCGGATGAGCAGCAGGTGCGACTGAACGTGGAGGCGCGGGCATATACGTTTAACTGGAGTCTGCCCGCCGGGAGCGTGGTCAGCTACGCGATTCAACCATTCCGCTACACGACCAGTGGGGTAGAAGGGGGGACCAAAACGACCACGGCGGCCTGGCAGAACGTGGCAGCAAGCCTCTATGTGCAGTCCTTGGATCCGGGGCCGCCGACCAACAACATTTCAGCCATCGGGATCAGCAACATTGTCACCGAGACAGGCGCCCGAGAGCACAAGCTCATTTGGAGTTATACCCAGGGCACCCTTCCCGCAGACGGCTTCATTATCCGATACCAGAAGGCGAACACGGCCACGCCGAATGAGCAGTTCGTGGAAGTCTCCGCGTCGGTGCGGGCTTTCACATTTTTGTGGAGCCTGCCACAGGGGGCCGTGGTGAGCTACGGAATTCAAGCCTTCCGGCGTACCGTGAATGGCGTGGAGTACACCAACCCTGTCACCGGCGGGGTATGGCAGAACGTGCCAGCGAGTTATCAGGTGCAGACCGGCGGGGTTGGGAACGACCAAGTTACATCGTCGAAAAGGCAGCAAGTAGGACAGTTGACAGGCAACCACGGCACCGTGAATGCAGGCGCATCGGTAACGCTCATCATTTCACACAGCGTGGGCCGCATTCCGTTATGGACGGTGGCAAACCACACGACATCGACTACCATATTATTCACTGGTGGTGACGGAGACACGTCAAGCAATATTTGGGTCCGTTGTTACAACTATGGGACGGTGAACCAGTCAGGCACGGTAACAGTTTCGTTGTGGTGAGGGACTACGTATGAGAGTACCGCGTAAAGGCTTATTGGCAGACTCGACTGGGAAGGTGCATCTCATCTGGTCATTTGAAGACCCAGAGCAGCCCGAAGTGGATTTGCAGCCCTGGCTTGTCTACGACCCAGTCGCTGGAACAGCTAAGACAACCATACCGCTTGATGCCGTCCGTGTCGTTGATCTCACAAGCGCAAACGCGGAGTTGATGAATATGGTGCACCGCGACTATGCCAGGCTGCGCGTAGTGGAAACCGCGGCAGGGCAGGTCGAAATTCAGGAAGAGGTGGAGTTGGGGCCTGGACAGACAATTCGGCGGCCCCACCCGGTTCAGGAGCGAATTAGCAGACTTCGGGAGGGGCGGAGCCGTGTATAACTTGCTGTTAACTGTTTTGCTGCTTGTGCTACCCGGCCTCTCCCTGGCTCACGTGCCTGCCAAGCGCGTGTGGGGTTCGAGGATTGTCGGTATCACCGTCCTGCCCGAATGCCCCACCGCAGAGAACACGGCGGCAATCGAGGCAGAGGGGGCGCGACTGGGGGCGGATTACACACATTTCCTCACGCCCGCGGGCCAGGATTTTTGCCCCGCCTGGTTACACGGGCAAGTGCTGCCCTATTTGGAAGAGCAGACATTCCGGAACGGCAGCACGTGGCGAATCTTCAACGGCGTGACAGTTGGGGTGCATTACCGAAATGAGGCAGACTAATGCTGACCGTGTTTGACGGCCACCGCCTATATTATTTCAGCAATTCTCACGCCATCCGGGAGCCTCACGCCTGCCCCTGCTCGGCGTGTGACATCGCCTGCACCTGTCCGCCAGACCGGCCATGTCCGCATCACCGGGACGGGGAAGGCGGGATGTGTGTGTCAAGAAATGTGGGCGAGTCGGTCGATGGGTTGGGCCTGTGGGAAAGGGTGCAGCATTTCCCACGTGTGGTTGCGTACACGGCCTGTCCATGCCCCGACAGTCCGGCCCCTCATGTATGTGCTGTTAATGAAGGAACTATAGCCGCCTGGAGGGCCGCGCAGCCCGGCCAGCCGCGAAAGGCGGGAACACAACGGCTGCAATTACTAAGAGGAGTACAGCATGCCAAACCCGAATGACCCGCGAAGCTATGGTTTTGCGGGATACTCAAATAATCCGTTTTTATACCCTTCGCAGGCCCAGTATGTGCAGAATTACCCAGTGCTAGGGCCTGTGATGCAACCGCAAATCCGGAACCTGCAGGCCTACAGATATGTCAATGCACGCAATCCAGAAGCTGCTGCTCGCCTACAAACGCAATGACGCGGGACCTGCGGCCGCCCTCTCCGTAGGCCGCCGGCGCAGAGCCACAGGGAGGTGTAGAGATGCTGCACATATGGGAACACGGCAGCCCGGAGTGCTGGAGTTTTCCGGGGCGGGTGTGGAAGAAGACGGCGGCGAACTGCCCGGCGCCGTGCTGTGACATCGACTGCGACATGTGCGCCGAGGGGGCGCCCTGCGACCACACGCGCCACCCGCACGGCCGCGGGGGGACGTGCGTGGTCCGCCTCGTGCCGGGGACCGGGGTGTGGGCGCTCAACGAGGCCGCCTTCTCCTCCCCGGAGCACCGGGCCGCGGCCGTGCGGGGGCTGGAGGAGGCCCTGTTTACGCTGGGGCGCGCGCAGTGCGTCCGCGAGGAGGACCTCCCGCTGGACGCGAACATGGCGGGGTGGGTACTGGTCGCGGGAGAATTCGAGTGCCTGCGCGCGTTCGCGGGGTCGGTTGACGCGCACGCCTGCCGGTGCGTCGCGGAGGACGACTGCCACTGCGGGGACCGCCTGAAGGAGAAGGCCGCCATGGCCCGCCCGGACGCGCCGCGGCGGCGTGCGGGGGCACAGCGGGCGGCGATGATAAAGGGGCGCCCCGGTGCGGTTGATCGCTAGGGGGGCGTCGGCTACAATATCCCTACACCAGATCCTCCACGAGGGACGCGGGTACGGTGCGTGTGGTTTCGTAATGTCGCCCTCGTGGCCCTGCTCGCCCTGAGCGTCCAGCCCGCCTTTGCCCAAACGACTGTCGGGGTCGTCCGGTCGCGGGTGGCCGTCACCTCCGCCAGCCAGGGGACGCTGATCGCCCAAGCCATTCGCTACTCGGCCCGCGTGCAGGTGCCGTTCGCGGCAGCCGTGCCCATATGGGTCTGCGAGGCGAACCCCGCGGAGGTCAACCACCAGGCCGGCACCTGCCCCGGGGTCACCTCGCCAAACGGTTGCGTGCAGGTGCTCCAGGGCGGGACCTACGTGCACTCGGTCAACCACGAGGGGTGGGCCGGGAGCCTCTGCGCGCTCCTGGACAGCCAGACCTCGGCCGTGGACGTCGATGTCTCGACGAAGTGAGGGCGGCATGCGGTGGAGTATTGGCCTCCTGTGCTGGCTACTCGCGTGGGCCGGGGTGGCGTCCGCGCAGCTCATCCCGCCGCCGCCGCGGGTGGCGCAAGACGGCGTGGCCCTCCCGCCCCGCCCCATTCTGAACATGGAGGGGGCCGGGGTGACATGTACCCCGGGGGCGACAGCGATTAACTGCGCCGTGCCGGGCGCCGTCACGGACCTCACCTGGACGGTGAGCGCCACCCCGCAACTGGTCATCTGCGGCGACTCCGGGGACGCCAACCCCGGCACGGTGACGATCCTCCCCGGCGCCGCGAACGTCCATCTCCAGACCGCGGACCCCGACGGCTGTACCGTGACCATGGACGAAACCGGCATAGCGTCGGGGCGCACGACAACGATCCACAACGTCGGCGGCAACACCGCGACCTTCAGCACAAGCGCCGGGGTGCTCGCGCTCCAGTCCACGCCGTTCGTGATGCCGGCGGGCGGGACGCTGATGCTGACGTATGACGGCAGCCAGTGGAACGAGCGGGGCCGCACCCCGGTCGGGACCACCGCGAATACCCCCAATACGGTTCTGCAACGCGACGCGAACGGCGCGATCGCCCCGAAACTGACGCGCTATACGACGGCCGCCCTGCCAGATTGTGGCGCGCTCGGGGATGATGTCGCGTTCGTGGTCGAAGAGACGACGAACTGTCAGGACCTGGCCGCCGGCGCCCCGCCGCTCGCCTGCGTCTGCCGGGCCGGGGAGGCTGTGCCGCTCCACAACCCGACCGTCCCCACCCCCGGCCTCACGGCCGTCACCAACGTGGACCGTACCGTCGAGAACGCCAACGAGGCCAACCCGCTGGTCCTCAAGGACGGGATGATGCAGGTGCGGTGGTACCTCGACTCTACCACCGGCTTCGTCGTGGAGTGCCTCAACGGGGTCACGCCGTGTGACCAGACCTGGAAGTTGGGCGCGGGGCGGGTGCTGCGGGTCAAGAATAGCGCGGGCAGCGACCTGCTCACGATCAATGAGGACGGAATATTTGGGGGGATAGGAGCAAACGGCCCGAACGGATATTCCCGCCTGACGCCGGACGGTACGTTTGCCATGTCCACTGTCCCCGCGGCCCTGACGACTGCGCAAGGCATCCCGCCCGGCGCCGGCACCTGTGAGGACGACAGGCAGACGTTTACGGACACTGCCAACGAAGAGAAGTATTTTTGCTCGGATGGCGCAGGCGGCAACCCGCGGGCGTTCGCTGACCTCGGCGATGCATACGTCGAGGTGAATGACGGAGAGACTGCCACGTTCGCCGGACGCGCAGATGCCGTTCGTTTCGCGCGTGCCAGCGCACTTGGGCGCGAGGTTGAGGTCTTTGCCGGGACCGGCACATTCTCTACACAGCCGTCGAACGATGGTGTGGAGGTACTCTCTAGTGCTACCGGAGATACCACACAAAATGTGACTATTTACGGGACAACCAGTGGGGGGGACAGCTCTGACCTCTCTATCGAGACGGTTACCCTGAACGGGACCACGGCCGTCTCGACTGCCAGGACAAACTGGGGGAATATTCTTGCGGTCAAGAAGAGTGCCGCCACAACCGGGTCGATCACTGTGCGGAAGGCGTCAAACGACGCGACCATCGTAACCGTGGCCCCGGCGACCCTCCGTGCCGGCCATCAAGACCTTGTCATTTACAAGGCGAGGGGCGGGGCCGTGGCGTCCGACGTGATCTGGGACGCTAAAGGTGACATCGCTGCTGGTACCGGCGCCGATGCCGCGGCCCGGGTTGCCGTGGGCACAAACGGGCAGGTGTTGACTGCTGACTCGGCGCAGTCAGCGGGGGTCAAATGGGCGACTCCGCGACAACCCGTCTACGCGCGCAACGTCGGCACCACCTCGGTGTCGAATAGCACTGTGGAGACAACCGTTTTCAGTTTTACGGTCAATGGCAATGACCTCGGCACGGACCGTCAACTGCGCGTGGAGGTGGATGGCGACCAGCTCAACAACACAGGGGCGGGTGTCACCTACACGGTGCGTGCAAAATATGGGGGCTCGTCGTGCACGATTGCCTCCCCGTCAGTCGGCACATCAACATCCCGCAGGGCACTTCGCGTCAACGTCTGGCTGACGGCGAAGGGCGCGACGAACGCGCAACGGATGGGAGGGTGGTATAGCCAGTCGAGCTTTGGGTCGAGTGCCTGCAGCCTCGCGGTTGACAGTACCGTGAACCGGACATTTGAGGTGACGCTGCAAATGGAGACCGCGAGTGCGAGCGCGGACTTCAATGTCTACTCGGCGTTCGCCACTTTAAGTGAGTAAGGGACATGGGATGACACAGCTTGTACTGCAGATCGCACTTCTTCTTCTGCTGACCGTACCGGCACAGGCCGCCAGGCCGTCTTTTGCCCCTGAGTGTCCCCTCGCGGGTCACGCGACGTGCGCTGACGGGCGCGACAATGACGGGGACGAGAGGGTTGACGAATCCCCTACCTCCGCAGCCTTCGCCTCGGTAACCGGAGGGTATGCCGCGGAATTTGAAAGCGGGGGGCGGACTGCAACGATAGAGATTGTTGCAGACGGCGTGGCGTCTGGCGGGAACGCGGTTCGTTTGTCCCAGGGGAAGGTCGGTGGAGCCGGGCAGGTCTGGGTCTGTGGAAATTTCACGAATGGTGCGTACTACGTGTTTATACACGCGAAGACGGCGGCCGCGGTGGCGAGTCCGGTGACCAACACAGTGTGGGTCGACACTATTCCCATTCCCTCCGTCCCGAGTAACAGCACCGCGGCCATGCTCTTTACCTCCGAAAGCACATATGGGTGGGTGGGACCGGTCGGCCGTGACCTTAACTTCCTGACCGGGGGGCATGGCACCAGCCAGGCGACGTTTACACTGAACGGCGAGGCCTGTTTGTACGTCGCCCCGTCGTCGTCCGTGGTAACGCTGGACGCCATTTATGTCAGTACCTCACCGACTACAGTGCCTGTGCTCCCGTCTGCCGCGGGCGGCACCCCGACCCCGGACTACACGATCCTCGAAAAGGGAACGAATGCCATTACGCACAACGGCGCGTGCACAGAAGGAGTCTGGGGGGGGGGTGGGGCGAACGTGGTCCAGTTTCGTGGCGTGGACAATACCACGACCAGCGACGTCTCGTTTCAGTTTGTGTGGGAAAACGCGGCAACGGACCGGCTGCACTTTTGCGCGAAGTGGACGGACGCCGACTTGCAGGCCGCGGCGTCGAGTAACGATTCGAGTGCCATCTTCAACGACGACGGGCCGGAGTTCCACTGGAAGAGCGACCAGACACAGACCTTTACCGCGACCACGTATAAACTCGCGGTGAGTGCGAATGTGACCCCGAATTACCTGGACCGCAACTACCCGAACGGGAGTGCAAACAATACGTACAACGGGAACTGCACACTCACGCGGGGGGTGAGCGGTAACACGTACACGATCGAGGGGGCCTGTGATCTCGGGTTCGACGGGTCCGCGCAGCGGTTCGGGCTCTGTAACTTTATGCTCCGCGACCGCGACGCCGGCACCGGGGCGAGCGTCCTCCAAAGGATTTCGTACTCGGCCAACCTCGGACAATTCAACGATATTTCCACCTGGGGGCTGTGTGAGTACTCACCCACCTCCCTCGGCACACTGACGACGCCGGATACCACGGCCCCGACCGTGACGAGCCCGGCGGCGAGTAACGTTGGCACAAACGCGGCGACCGTCACGGCTAACACCAATGAGGAGGGGGTGTGCCGGGTGCGGTACGGGACCAGTACGGGAAGCTACCCGAATGCGTCCGGGACGACCTCGAGCAACAACGGGACATGCTTGATCCTGCTCTCCGCCTTGGCCGCGGCGACGCAGTATTTCGCGGTCGTAGACGTGACCGACGCGGCGGGGAACACCGGCACAAGCAGTGAGATCACCTTCACCACCGCCGCAGCCAGCACGGACGGGGTTGGCCCCTATTTCGTTCAGCCCAGCACCTGGTACAAGCTCATTGCGACGGACCAGGCGGGGCTCGTGGCGGCGTTCGCCAACCCACACCCGAACTCGGCGGCGTTCGTCAACGACATCAAGAACAACACCTCGTCACTGACGTTCAGCCGTACGCAATACGGCAACCGGCTCTGCACCGCCACCCCGTCCGACCCGATTATTACGGTTTCCGGGATTAAGACAGGGGCGCAGGAGCAAGGCTGGCACCAGGGCCGGATGCCGGCGGAGTGCGTCCCGCCAGGCGGTACGGACGGCTGGGTGTCTGTCGTCAACGAAGGGGACGGGTATGTTTGGGAGCTGTACGCGGCAAAGAAGACGGATGCCACGACGTGGAGCGCCAGCGGTGCGCGTAAATGGCCGCTCACCGGGCGCGGACACCTAAACCCATACGACAATATTTTCGGCGGGGCGGTGTGGGCGTGCACGGCCTCTGCCCGCATTCACGGGACGGTGCGAAAGGAGGAATTGGACGCGGGCGAGATCAAGCACGCCATCGCGTTCGCTTATTGGGGCGAGCGTAAGCCGGACCACTGGGGGTTCGTGCCGTGCAATGCGTATCGCGCCGGGATCTCTGACCGCCCGGCCGCCGGCTACCTCGGCGAGCGCCTCATGCTTGACCCGAACATTGATGTCAACGCACTCGCTGTCGGTAGGCACACGAAAATTATCCTGCGGGCCATGCAAAAGTACGGGTTCATCTTCTCGTATAACTCCTGTCTCGGCTGCGGTCAGTTGCTGCTGGAGTCGGATACCGGGAAATCGTGGTCGTGGGGCAGTTATGACTTCAGCGGGAATATCAAGGACCTGGTATTTAACAACATGCGACGCATCCCCTGCGTCGCGTCATATTCCGGCGAATGCCCGAGCGGGCAATAGGGGAGAGGGAACGATGCAGATGCGGATATGGTGGCACGGTATTCTCCTCCTGCTCCTCCTCGCTCGGACCGTCCCCGCCTGGGGAGCGACATACTATGTCGGCACATTGGGCAGCGACAGCAACTCGTGCGCCACGGCGCAGAGCGCGACCGCCGCGGACCGCAAGCGGACGCTCAAGAACGCCGTCGAGCAGTGCCTCACCACCGGCGGCGCCCACACGGTGATCGTGGGCGACGGCACATATAGTGAGAACCCGATCACCCTCCCGGTCGGCGGCACGTCTGCCACCGCCCTCGTGACGATCAAGGCCGAGAACGCCCGCCAGGCCATCATCGATCCGACCCTGCCCGGGTGCACGGGCACAGAGAGCGCCTGTAACACCGCCTGGCTCTCGGCGACCGACAAGAGTTATGTGCGGATCGAGGGGCTGCACATCCGCAACGCCAAGATGCGCTACGTCATCCGCGTGCGTAACGCGGACGCTGACCGGGCGACGACCCCGATCCTGGGGTGGGAGTTCGTCAACAACAAGTTCGAGAACAACGGCAACGACAACGCCGGGGGCAATATCGGCCCCGCCGCCACGATCTGGCTGCAGGCCGTCGGCCCGGCCACCGACCCCGGCCCCGAGGTCACCAGCCACCTGATCGAGGGGAACGAGTTCGCAGGGAACTACGGCCGCTCGGTGTGGATCGATCAGTCCACCGCCGTGCGGGTCCGGCGCAACAAGATCACCAACAGTAAGTGTAGTTTGCAAGGGAGCGGGACCAACTGCATCGACCACTCGATTAAATTCGGCGACGATGCGCTGTGGAACATCGTCGAGGAGAACTGGGCGACGGGCGCGAACGCGGCCTCCGTAGGGACCCTGGGGCTCGGGGTCATCAAGTGTGATACGGGCAGCCAGAACGCGAACAGTCGCAACGTCATCCGCCGCAACCACCTCTACGGCTACACGCAGAGCGGCGTGATGCTCTACATCGAAGCCGGGTGCGACGGCTACCAGATCTACGAGAACATCGTCGAGAGCAATGCCAACGCCGAGGCCTTGCGCTTCGGCTCCACCCAGGACCGCTACCCCAAGCACAACGTCGCGTACAACAACACCTTCTACAACAACGCCGCCGGGGTGTGTGTGCGCGAGTCGCAGAGCAACACCGTGCGGAACAATGTGTTCGTCGGCAACGGGGTGGCCATCGGCATCACCAAGAACGGCAACTTCCGCAGCGCGCTCAGCAACTACACCTTCTCCCACAACCAGTACGAGGGCAGCGGGAACCTCTTCTACATCTCGCCTGACAGCGACGGGAGCGGCGGGCAGCAGTGCACCGGGCTCACCGCCAACAAGACCTACGCCGAGTGGGTGACGGCCAGCGGCGAGACCAATAGTGCCAACGCCACCGCCAGCTTCATCGACGCGGCCGCGAAGCGCTTCGGGGTGCAGAACGGGAGCGCGGCGATCGACGCGGGCATCGCCGCCGGCCCGGCGTTAACGTACACTGGCGCCGGGGTCGATCGCGGGGCGGAGCGCGACCCGCCCACCCTGGTCGCCTGCGAGGTGGGGAGCGTCAACGCCACGACCCTGGTCTCCACCTGGAACACCAACTACGGCGCGCCGCTCACCAGCGCCACGAACGCGAGCCTGCCCGTGACCGTCGGGGGCGGCGCCGCCACGGTCACCGGGGTGTCGATCAACGGCACCTCGCAGGTCTACCACACGCTGCAGACGGCGGTGACGGCCGCGCAGGCAGTGACGCTGGCGTGCAGCGCCTACGGCTGCGTGAAGAACGGCGCGCGCATCGGCGAGGCCATGTTCGGCGAGGCCCGGACGTTCGGCGCGGCCGCCTGTACCAATAACGTGGCCGGCGGGAGCGAACAGATCCCCGCCGTGCAAGCCTTTGCCTACACCAACGGGACGCCTGCCGTCGATACGAGCCGCGCGGAGTGGGCGAACGTGCCCACGCGGGACGTGTCGAGCGCGGCGGGCAGTATCAAGTCCGGGTCCGACAAGTGGACCGGCAACAGCGACATGCGCGGCACGCTGCAGGTGTTGCGTGACGCGGACAACCTGTGGCTCCGCTTTCAGGCCACGGACGATACGACGAAGCGGGATTCCGGGTCACAGTGGTGGCGGGACGATTCGATCGCCGTCTACGTGGACGGCAACAAAGACAGCACCGGCCCGTGGGGCGCGGACGACGTGCGCGTGTACGTGGTCCAGGACGGCACGAGCGGCGCGCAGAACGGCGCGTGCGCCGGGCTGCAAACCAACGTAACCACGAATAACGCCTCGTTCGATGTAGAGCTCAAGATCCCCCGGGCGTGTTTTGGCAACGTCGCCCTGACCGCCGGCGCCTCGCTCGGGTTCGACCTCGAGTACTCCGACGACGACGACGCGGACGCGGCGAGGGACACGCTCATGATGCTCTCGCCTGTGAAACATGACGGCTCGACCAGCAACCTGATCGAGCTGCGGCTGGAGAGTGCCAGTATCGACCTCGGCGGCAGCCCGGCCATCACGCTGAGCACACCGGCGGTGACGGCCGTCGCCAGCACATCTGTCACAATCGCCTGGACCACCAGCGTCAACGGCACCGGCAACGTGGACTGGGACACGGACGGGGCGCCCTACGCGAATCGCACCCCCGGGGACACGAGCGCGGACAACACCAGCCACAGCGTCGCGCTCTCCGGCCTGACCGCGGACACGCTGTACCACTTCCGGGTGTGCAGCGACCCGGACGGCGGCGGCGCGAGCCCGGAGGTGTGTAGCGAGAACTTCACTGTCCGCACCTTGCCTGCATCCACGCAGCCCGTGTGGTCACAGCCCGCGGGCCGCATCGAGCGGTTTCACGGGACCGAGGCCGGCGCCACGCCGATCACGGATACGACGCTGACCGTGCGGCCCAACGGCGGCCTGCGCCTGCGGCTCCCGCTCAAGGTCACCGCGGCCGACCCGCCGCTGACCAACGTGGCGCTGTGTATGAGCGAGGACCAGCAGGCCTTCACGCGCGTGGACGAGGACACGGCGGACGCCTTCTACTTCCCCGCGGGCGCCGTAATCGGCGTCGCGGACGGGGAGGCCACGACCAACCGGCTGACCGGCATTACCGGGACCTTCGTGGCCGGGCAGGTGCGCGTGAAGAACGCGACGGTCGCCCTGGACCTGGGGCAGGATCAGTACACGCAGCTGGTCTTCCCGCTCAGGACCAGCGGGAACATCGTGGGCAAGCAGTATCGGTTTGCCTTGGGCAATAGCGACTGCACGGCGCTGCTCGACCCGAACGGGTCGTTCGTCGCCGTGACGGGTGTGGCCGCGCAGGCGGTGTGGCAATAAGCTGAACACGAAAGGCTTTATCGATGAACAGTAAAGTGACATCAATATTTGGCATCATTGGTGCTTTGGGTGGGGTATTGAAATCCTTCGGGCTGTTTCCTGAAGTGGCAGATCTGATGATCGCGATCGGAATGGGCGGGGTGGGTCTTGCGGCCCGAGACAACTGGCGGTCGTCGGAATCGGTCGGGGCAAAGTCAACTACCCCATAGCTAAAGCTAGGGGCTTGCACCTGGCCCGCTTATGCAGGCTGG